ATGAAAATAAATAGAAATCAACCCTGTCTTTGCGGTAGTGGAAAAAAATACAAAAAATGTTGCATTGACAAAACATATGAGGATAAATATATGGAAGCTTTCATCGTTTCGAACCAAAATTTGAAACGTGAATCACGAATAAAGCAATGTTTACATCCTAACTCGGATGAATGTTCAGCAAATATTATTAATGCTCATGCTATACAAAACAATAGGATATTAATTAAACTTGCAGTGGATGGATGTGTTATTTCGACAGATGGTTTATCTCATATGATTTTCCAAGATGCACAGAGTAAAGGGAGGAGAATTGCGACAACCTTTACGGGGTTTTGTGCTTATCATGATAAAACTTTATTTCAAGAAATAGAGGATATTGAATTTAAAGCAACGCATCATCAAATTTTTTTGTTTACATATAGAACATTCGCATGGCATTTTCATAAAAAACAAGAACAAATAAAATCATTACAAATACAAACCAATAAAATGTTGGAACAGGGTTACGATACCACACAATCACAAGAGTACAAAGATTTGATATATGGTTTCAGTTTAGCTGAAAAAGATAACAATTTCGAAAGAAAAAAGATCAACAACTACCTTCTTTCAAAAGAATATGATGGAGTTTCGTCAGTTATATGGGAAATACCTTATGAAATAAATTTTGCGATTTCTATGATGAATAGTATAGAACATGATATAAATGGAAGCAAAATCAATGATTACGAGTCAAATGAAGGTGTGAAAAATATCTATTTGAATATTTTCCCGAGTAATAATAAATCGTATTGTATTTGGTCGTGGATAAAAGAGAACTCTAATGTATATCAAAAATTTGCCAATCAATTCATACAATTAGAAACAAAAGACAAAGTAAATTATTTAAACAATCAAATGCCAAGATGGTCTGATGCAATAATTATATCTCCAAAATTATGGAATAAATGGGATAGAGAAATTCAAGAATCATTAATAGCACAGTCTAATTTAGATTTTCTATACAGGGATTTAGAGGAAAAAGAGTTGGGTTTTTCCTATCAGTACATGGATACACCTTGGGATTTTTTTGAAGAGTTACTTGAATAAATTGTACTTTAAGTAAGCTTCTAATAATTAATCAAATAGTATAAAACGTTCATTCTAAAAACACTAACAAACCTCGCCCTAACATAATATTGAAAGCCGTTACGCCTAATGGTGTAACGGCTTTTTTATTTCATAGATAAAACACAAATCCGAACACTTCTCCAATTAGGATGGGGTTCGGATTTGGCTGTATTGGTGGAGCTAAGCTCGCTCTGGTCGAACTCAGAAGATTCTAATAACATAAGATCCGATTTCAAAAGATACGGTTGTTTTTTATTCATATTATAGTATATCAATAATTCATTATCGTATAAATAAACTTCTGAAACAAAACTTTCGATAATCTCTTTTTTAGTTTTCGCACTTCTGAGTGTATTGCTCAAGTGTAAATTTTATATAATCTGGAGTAACCGGAGAGCTAAGTTCCTCTGCATTTTTTAATTCGTCATTAAGTTGCAATCTTTCTATTTCTAATTCTCGTAACCTTGCGGGTAAAGTTTCTGCAGCGACACCTGTTTCAATAGCTTTGAGTATACCGTCAATTGCTTTTTTATTATCGGCGATTTTGAGCCGGAAAAACTTAACTTCGTTATCAATTTCTGTATTTTCAAATTGAATCTCATGACATTTATTCGCAATATAATCTATCGCATTTGGAGTAAGAATATACTTTAAGGTTTCAGTAAAAACCAAATCTTCCAGCCAGTCTTTAGACACATGTTTTTTACTGCAGCCTTTTTTCTGTCTGGCATCAGGGCAATAGTAATAATAAAACTTATTACCTTGTTTCCCGGTACCGCTGACACCGGTCATTTTCTTTTTACAATGACCGCAAAATAATTTTCCCGATAATAGATAATTGGCTCGAGGAAGTACGGCTTGTTTACTCGTACGGCGCCGAGTATTTTCAATTTGAGCTTTCAAAAATACTTCTTTTGATATGATTGACGGAACGGCGTTTTCTATTCTAACATCTCCGCATTTATATACGCCGATATATTTTTCATTCTTAATTATATTTGGGATTGCGTTTTTCGTAAAATGATTTCCTCTGCGTGTCTTAATTCCAATGCTATTAAGATAAGCGCAAATTTCAGCGTTAGGTTTTTGACTGACGAACATATCAAAAATAATCTTTACCGCCTCAGCTTCCTTTTCATCAATTATAAAGGATTTGTCTGCGGCGATTTTATATCCGAGCGCAATATTCCCGCCCGTCGATTTTGCTTTAAGAGCGCTTTCGTGAATTCCGCGCCGGACTTTTTGACTTAACTCAGCCGAATAATATTCAGCGAGGCCTTCCATAAGACTTTCAAGAATAATCCCTTCAGGTCCGTCAGGTATATGCTCGGCGGCGTAATGAAGTTCTACGTTTGCTTTTCGAACTTGCCGTTTGTAAATAGCGCTATCGTATTTATTACGAGCAAAACGGTCGGTGCGATACACAATTATAGCGTCAAAGAGTTTTTTGTTACAATCTGTCATAAGCCGCTGAAACTCGGGGCGGTTGTCTGTTCGCCCAGAAATCCCCCGATCTACATATTCACCCACAATTGTTAATCCTTTAGCTTTTGCATAGTCGGAGCATACCCGAATTTGTCCTTCAATAGACTGCTCGGATTGATTACTTGAAGAATAACGAGCGTATATAACAGCGCGTTTCATTTAATTTGCTCCACAGATTCTAAATCCATTGCTGTAGTAAGAAGCAGCATACGACTTTTGACCCCGAGCTCTCTGTAAATACGCAGAAGCTCGGTTTCTTCTTTTGTGAGCTGGATAGGCGTCCCGCCGTTTATGGTTACGGGAGCATTCGCTTGACCTATAATACCGTTATTTGCTTGAACACTATCGATATTAACATTTTGACTATCGTCCCAGCCCATGAGGTATGTGGGACTTACACCTAAAGCAAATGCGAGTTTTTCAATTACTGTACGTTTGAGGTTTACTACGACCCCAGTTTCATATTTGTTGATAGCGGCTTTATTTACTCCTATTTTAGCGCCGAGTTCTTCCTGAGTCATATTTCGAGCTTTTCGGGTATCTCTAATTTTTATTCCAATATCGTTTTGCATATCAAAAATCTCCTTAAATTATACTTAATATCTTAATTATAATACATTTTCTTCAAAAAATAAATAGTTTTTTCTAAAAAACAAAAAGTTTTTTCATAAAAGCTATTTACAAATCGAAAATAATGCGATATAATTAATATCGCAATGAGATACTTTGTGTCTGTATAAGATATACATTCGGTAGGTTAAAAAAAATTTTAGTAGTTAGGAGGTTTGAAAATATTGGATAAAGCGCTTTTACGAAGTTACATGGCTAAGCACGAGGATATACAATCGGAACTTGCCGACGCCATGGGGATAAGTCTCTCAAGATTGAATGCAAAAATTAATGAATTTCAGGGTGCTGCTTTTACACAAACTGAAATGCAATTCATAATTGATCGCTATAAACTTTCGAGAGATGAGGCGTATTGTATTTTTTTTAAATAAAAAGTATCTTAATTAGATACAAAAGTATTCTTTGAGATTGGATGGCTACCATGAGCTTAAAAATAGTTAATATTCCCGATACTGACGCTTTAACCGCTGAAGCTAATGCGAAAGAACGGGTAATGCTCGAGCGAGTGCTTAAAAACGCAAAAGAATCTTATAAAAATCCAGAAAATCGACGAGCCTTTGAGGCTTGGTTAAAAAACAAGGAGGAAAATAATCATGGCACAAATAACGTTAACACTTGACCTTACATTGGAAACGGTGAACGCTTTACGCGTTTTAGTAGAAACTTTAAATACTAAAACGGATAATATTACGGTCGCTCTCGATCAAACATCACCCGAAACCGCAACAGTGAAACCAGAAAAACCTGCTGCGAAATCTAAAACACCGAAAACAGAAAAAGCTATACCTGAAAAACCTTCCGAACCCAAAATTGAAGAACCTTCTCCGGAAATCCCTTCGGAAGAAATTCCCGAGATTACTTTAACAGACGCTCGTGCTCAGGCGCTGCTGTTATCAAAAAAAGACAATGCGGCGCTCCGCGAAATTCTCAAAAAATACGGCGGACCTCCGATATCAAAAATCGCTAAAGAGGATTTACCCGCTGTGCTGGCTGATATACAGGAGGCGCTTAATGGGTAATAAACACGCTTTACTTTCGGCGAGCGGTTCCGAACGCTGGCTTGAATGTCCTCCCAGCGCCAGACTTGAAGAACAATTTCCTAAACGATCTACAAGTTACGCGGACGAAGGTACGGCCGCACATGAAGTGGCTGAGCTTACCACGAGATATTGGCTTGCTGAAATCAATGAATCTGCGTATGAAAATCAACTCGACGAATTGGCGAAAGGCGAATACTATAATACCGAAATGCAAGAATGTGCTAACGAATACGCGCAATTTATCGCTAAAACATTATTAGGCGCAAGAAAAATTTGTACCGACGCGATTGTGGAACTTGAAGTGAAAAGTCTTGATTTTTCTGAATGGGCTGTTGAAGGATTCGGAACAGGCGACTGTATTATCGTAGCAGATGACGTACTTGAAATTATCGATTTCAAATATGGTAAAGGCGTCCGCGTTTACGCTGAGGGTAATACTCAAATGCGGTTATACGCCCTCGGAGCGATAAAACGTTACGGCGACTTATACGATATTAAACAAGTACGAATGACAATTATGCAGCCTCGAATTACTGCTGAACCGAGTACCGATGAACTTACCGTTACAGCACTTATTGACTGGGCTGAGAATTATGTCAAACCCCGCGCAGCGCTTGCGTTTGAGGGTGAAGGCGATTTCAATCCGGGTGAAAATACTTGTAAATTCTGCAGAGCTAAAGAGCAATGCCGAGCTCGCGCTGAAAAAAACCTCGCTTTGTTCGATGAAACGCCAGATATTGAAACTATTACGGTTGACGAGGCCGGCGAGATTTTGAAAAAAGCAGGCGATATAAAAACATGGCTTACCGACCTTGAAAATCTGATAACGCGCTCTCTTTTTGACGGCACGGCAGTTGACGGCTGGAAACTTGTTGAGGGCAGAAGTATTCGTAAATTTACCGATTCGTTGAAAGTGGCAGAGGCTATGATAAATGCCGGTTACGATGAAGCCGTTATTTACGAACGTAATCTAATAACCTTAACGAATATGGAAAAATCTTTCGGTAAAAAGAATGTCGGCGAAATACTAGGAGACTTGATATATAAACCGCCGGGTAATCCGACGCTTGCGCCGGCAAAAGATAAACGTCCGGCTTATGTATCTGAATCATTAATATTAAACGCATTTGACACCCTGGAGGAATAGGATAATGGCGATAAAAACATCTTTGTTTATTATATTATTTCTCGGCATGATTTTAAGTGTACATATTTTCGCTTTGGGCGAAAACGTTATACCGGAAATGACTCACTCGCAATTTATGCCGTCTATGACATTAAATGAAAGTGAGCCCATATCGGCAATACCGGAACCTGAATATATGAGTCTCGGAAAATTTAACTTAACGGCGTATTGCCCGTGCGTGAAATGCTGCGGCGTTTGGAGTACAGAACACTCTTCACGAATCGGCACCGGTTATATTCAAACAACGGCAAGCGGTACAATACCGAGCGCAAATAAAACTATCAGCGTAGATACCGGCGTTATTCCTTTCGGTACTACCGTTATTATTGGTAATAACGAATACACCGCAGAAGACAGGGGCGGTAGTATTAAAGGAAATCGTATTGATATATTTTTCAATACACATTCAGAAGCAATAGAATTCGGCCGTCAGACGGCGGAAATTTATATTAAAAATTTTAATTAATAAGGAGATATTATTATGACAAACGCAACTCAAATCACAACAGGAAAAGTTAGGTTCAGCTATTGTAATTTATTTACTCCAAAAGCAATTGGCGACGGCCCGGAAAAATACAGTGTCACCTTACTCATACCCAAAAGTGATAAAGCTACACTTGCAAAAATTAAAACAGCTATTGAAGCGGCAAAAACCAGATACACTGAACGCAATTCAGGTAAAAAACTTCCGGTCGACCTCAAAACCACGCTTCATGACGGTGATGGGGAACGCCCAAGCGGCGGTGAATTCGGAGCAGAGTGCAAGGGCTGTTATGTAATAACCGTAAATAGCGATGACCCTATTGGTATTGTATATAGCGATAAAACGCCGCTCACAGATCCAAAAGAGCTTTATTCCGGCTGTTATGGGCGCGCGATTATTAACTTTTATGTATACGATCATCCCGGTAACAAAGGAGTATCTGCAAGTTTAATAGGCATTATGAAATTGTATGACGGTGAACCTTTAGTCGGCGGTATTGTAACCGATTCTGATTGGGATGATGACTTTGAGGACGATGACGACGATCTTCTCGGTTAATCGTTATGAGAACGTTATCATGTGATATTGAAACTTTTTCATCGGTATCACTTCAAAAAAGCGGCGTTTATGCTTACGCTGAAAGTCCTGATTTTGATATTTTATTATTCGGTTACGCTTGGGACAATGAACCCGCGCAGGTTATAGACCTTACCGCGGGTTCAAGGTTACCCGATGAAATCTTAAAAGCTCTGTACGATCCTGATGTTATAAAAACGGCATTCAATGCTAATTTCGAGCGCGTCTGTATATCAGCATATTTAGGTTCTATTCAACCGCCGAGTCAATGGCAATGCACGGCTGTGTTCGCCCGCGAGTTAGGTCTTCCGGCAAGTCTGGAAGACGTGGGTACAGTTATCGGACTTTCAGAGGAAAAGCAAAAACTGAAAACAGGTAAAGCGTTAATCCGGTATTTTTCGGTTCCTTGTAAACCTACAAAGACGAACGGTCAGCGAACAAGAAATTTACCGGTGCATGATCCGGAAAAATGGGCGTTATATGTTGATTATAACCGTCAGGACGTGGAAGCCGAGCGGGAAATCCGTAAAAAACTATCCCAGTTCAAAGTAACTGAATCGGAGCAATTTTTATGGGAAACCGACCAGCATATTAATGATCGCGGTGTCGGCGTTGACCTTGCTTTCGCAAAACGCGCCGTTGAAATTGACGAAATCATTAAAAATCGTTTATTCGAGCAGGCAAAAGATTTAACCGGACTCGATAATCCGAAAAGCACTTCTCAATTAAAAACTTGGATTGAAGAAACTTCGGGCGTAGAAGTTGCCAGTTTGAATAAAAAAGAAATCGCGAATGTTCGTGAAGCAGTTGATAATGATGATGTAAACGACATGCTCGATATTCGCGCGGGACTTTCAAAAACGTCAACTGAAAAATACAATGCTATGATTCGTACCGCATGCGACGATAAACGGATTCGGGGCTTGGCTCAGTTTTACGGCGCCGCTCGTACCGGACGTTGGGCGGGACGGCTTGTACAAATGCAGAATTTACCGCAAAATAAAATGCCGGAACGCGATCTTGATATAGCCCGTCAGCTTGTACGCGCCGGCGATTTAGAAACTCTTGAATTATTGTACGACGATATTTCTTATACCCTTTCGCAGCTTATCCGTACCGCTTTCATTCCCGCTAAAGGCAATCGGCTTATTGTTGCCGATTTTAGCGCTATCGAGGCGAGAATTATCGCATGGCTTGCCGGTGAACAATGGCGGCTTGACGTATTTAATTCTCACGGAAAAATTTATGAGGCGAGCGCGGAACAAATGTTTCATTTACCGCCCGGTAGCGTCGGAAAAGGCGATCCGATGAGGCAAAAAGGAAAAATTGCCGAACTTGCTCTCGGGTACGGCGGAAGTACAGGCGCGCTTATTTCAATGGGAGCTCTTAATATGGGCTTAACCGAAGACGAACTTAAACCGCTTGTATACACATGGCGAGCAGCTAATAAAGCAATAACGAAATTCTGGTGGGATACTGACGAAGCTGCTCGAAACACAATTAACCGGCAAACGCCCAGCTATTTACCTCACGGAATCGCTTTCAGGAAACATGGCCCTCTTTTGCGCCTCAGACTTCCGAACGGACGAGAATTATCGTATGTAAAACCTGCTATCGTAAATGATAATATTACATATGAGGGCAATTTACAGACTTCCGGCAACTGGGGACGAATTGAGTCTTACGGTCCGAAGCTTGTAGAAAATATCGTTCAGGCCGTAGCCCGTGATTGTCTCGCCGAAACGATTATGAAAGTAGAAGCCGCCGGTTACCCGGTTGTGTTTCATGTTCACGATGAACTTATTTGCGAAGTACCCGAAGCGGAAACAGACGAAGCACTGAACACTGTACTTGAAATAATGAAAACTCCGCTTCCTTGGGCGGAAGGCTTACCGCTCAAAGGCGACGGTTATTCTTGTGAATACTACCGAAAAGATTAAAGGAGGTTTAAATATGGAAGCAACACAATTTAATGAAATTACTCAGAAACAAATTGATCGGTGTTTGAGGGTACTTGAAGAAAAAAGTTTAGAGTATGCCCTTGACTCGGATCGGCTTAGGCATTTTAAAGATACTGCTGCCGAGTGTGAGATATCAACTAAACAGGCTTTGTGGGGTATGTTATCTAAACATCTTACTTCACTTAACAGCATGTGCCGTACGAATTCGGGTACTATTGATCGTTGGGACGAAAAAATCACCGATAGTATTAATTATATGTTGTTACTGCGAGCACTTGTTGAGGAGGAAATTAACAATGAACCGGATTGAAATTAAAATATTAAACCCCGAAGTTATTGCCGAATCCGAAAAAATGATGGTGTGTGCCGCTCGTTTAACTCAACGAGGACATAAAGTAAAAACGATGGACGATTTTATGTATTTATATGAAAAAGAGTACAATCGGAAAACTGTCGATACTATGGTGAATTTACCTCATCCGACGATTCAGAAATTCGGTGCTATTAACGTTGTAATCGTCGGAGCAAGCCGTCGCTTTTTAGCTCAAATTACGCGCCATCAGAATGAAGTGAAATTTATGTCAGCCTCTTTACAGTACAGCGATTATTCCGGTGAATCTGATTTTGTTGTCCCGTATTCAATTTTAGAAAAGGGCGATAACGCAGTTGAAACATACCTTAGCACAAACGAAGACACCATGATAATGTATGAGAGCTTTATTAAAAGCGGTTATGATAACGACACCGCCGGATATATCGCTCCGCAAGGACTCAGAAATATTTTGATTATCAGCGCTACGCCGTATCAGTGGAAACACATGATAAGTCAGCGAACTTGCCGGCGTAACACTGATGAAACTCGTTACGTTATGCTCCGAATCTGGGAACAGCTTTATGCGCTTTCACCGATGATGTTCAAAAACGCAGGACCGTTTTGCTGGGCTGACGGAATTTGTAAAGAAGGTTCCATGACTTGCGGTAAACCGATGAAAAGTGAAATTGTATCCGGGTATTCGCCGGCTTCTGTAATAGACGAGGATTTTCCTCTGCTGAGGAAAATTAATCATTGATTTAAACGCGCCCCGCGCTTCACGTATCGCACAATAAAATTAAGGCTTACATCTTACATGCGTCAGGCTGTTGCGTGCGATACGGTGAGTTCTGGCGTTAGATCGGAGAGTCATATGAAAATAACATGGATCACGCTTGCGAATTTTCCTGAATACGAGATTAACCGGCTTGGGCAAATACGCAAAAAAAAACAGGTAAGATACTAAAACCGTTTGACGACCGGCGCGGTTATTTAAGAGTAAGTTTGAGCGGTAAAAATATTAAAGTACATATTTTAACAGCGAAAACGTTTTTACCGAATCCAGATAATTTACCGGTAGTTAATCATAAAAAAGGTAATAAACACGATAACCGCGCGTCACAGCTTGAATGGTGTTCTTATTCGGATAATACTAAACACGCGTGGGCGCTCGGATTATGTAAAAGGAGAAGGATAAAATGAAAATAGAAATTATTGATTTCGGAGCAGTCGCAAAAAACAGATTACCCGAAAGAGCAAAACCTATGGACGCTGGCGCTGATGTCAGGGCGCCGTACAACTGGAATTTGGAACCGGGTCAGACGATTAAATTTCCTCTCGGTTTCGGTGTGAAAATACCGAACGGATTTGCGGGTTACGTATTTCCGAGAAGCTGTTTAGCTTCAGAAGGTATTATCTGCCAGCTCCCACCTATTGACCCTTCGTATACAAAAGAAATCCACGCTATCGTTACTAACTGCGGAAACGATTCTTATTATATTACGGAAGGCGATAAGATCGGACAACTTGTAATTTCGCCTTGTATAATCGCTGATTTTGTGACGGAACCGCTTGAAGAACGTGGACCGAACGGTTTCGGGAGTACCGGTAAATAAACACCTATATTGAAAGGCAGGTGTAATTAATGCGAATCGGCAAAGACGAATATTACTTAAAAATAGCAGAAGCAATCGCAATTCGATCAACATGTCTTAAACATAAATACGGAGCCGTTATTGTCAATGATGACGTAATAGTCGCTACAGGTTATAACGGTTCCCCTCGCGGAGAGGTCAATTGTTGTGATATCGGCGAATGTTATAAAGAAAAACACATCGTTCCTATTGACACAAAAGCGGCTGAACACGGCAATCAATACGGTACTTGTGTTGCGGTTCACGCCGAACAGAACGCCATTATATCAGCGTCGCATAAAGAATTACGCAACGCAACGCTTTATCTTGTCTGTCTAAGTGAAAAATTAAATACCGGACCTTGTAATTATTGTGACAGAATGATTAAAAATGCAGGTATAGCAAGAGTAGTGACGAAAGGAGATATTTTGTTATGCAAACCGCAATCCCATTGAAATATGACGGCGCTATTACTATAGCTGTTGCCGGTTCTCGTAAAAGTCAGACTTGGAAAAATAAAGATTTCCTTTGGTCGGAGCTGGCGCAAAGACTTTCAATTACCAAACGCACATCTGAATCTAAAGATGAATATATCTCAATGCCTCGTAATAAAAGAGACGAAATTAAAGACGTCGGAGGGTTTGTCGGCGGTTCGTTGAAAAACGGACGGCGTAAATCTGACTCTGTTATTTACCGTTCTTTATTAACGCTTGATATTGATTCAGTTCCGTTCGGGGAGGACCCGTGGATTTCAGCGTTAAAACTCGAATGTTCCGCTGTTTTATACAGCACTCATTCTCATACTGCAGAAGCTCAAAGACTTAGAATAATTATAGCGCTTTCACGAAAAACTACGACTGATGAATACGCGGCGTTATCTCGCCGCGTTGCCGGTTTTATAGGGATAGATTACTGCGATGATACTACTTATGAAGCTAATCGCCTCATGTACTGGCCTTCTACCTCGAGCGACGCCGATTATAGATTTGAAATTAATGATGCTCCTTGGCTTGATGTTGATAAGGTACTCGCCGGATATCATGACTGGCGTAATGAAAGCGAATGGCCTGTTTCCAGTCGTAAAACTGAAATAATACGGAATCTCGCGAAAAAACAAGATGATCCTTTAACCAAAGCTGGAATAGTCGGCGCTTTTTGCCGAGTTTATTCTATAGAAGACGCCGTAGAAACATTTTTATCTAATGTATATAAGCCGAGTTTACAAGAAAACAGGTACGATTATATTCCGGCGAATTCCAGTGCGGGGCTTGCTATATACGATAACGGAAAATTTGCTTACTCTTACCATGCGACAGACCCGATATGCAATAAACTTTGTAATTCCTTTGATTTAGTAAGACTCCATATGTTCGGAGATCGAGACGCTACGGCTATGCCGAATACGCCGACTAGCCGTTTATCATCATATATGGCAATGTCGGATTTCGCTATCAGCGATGAAATTGTACGCAAAGAACTTGCCGAATACAATCGCAAAGAAATAATATCCGGTTTTGATGAAATAGAAGATACCGAATGGATCGGAAAATTAACGGCTAACTCAAAAGGAAAAACAGAAGCCACTATCGATAATGCGCTCCTTATTATGTTAAATGACCCGGACTTAAAGGGTAAATATTATTTCGATGAATTCCGCGGCCGTCCGGCAGTTTGCGGCGATCTTCCGTGGCTGGCATATACCGCCAGATTATCCGACGTGTGGACCGATTCTGACGACGCGGGGGTACGAAAATTACTCGAAACGCGATATCATATAGACAGTATAGTGAAAATTCGAGACGCTGTTGATCTGGCAATGCTCCAAATCCGACGTCATCCGGTAAAAGAGTATTTAACTTCTTTGGCTTGGGACGGAATACGGCGAGCAGATACAATATTTATTGATTATCTTGATGCCGAAGATAGTAGCTATACTCGTGAAGTGACGCGTAAAGCCTTGCTCGGAGCGGTGGCGCGAATTATGACACCCGGGTGTAAGCACGATCATATTCTTGTACTTATAGGGCCGCAGGGTTGCCGAAAATCTACCACTCTCGCAAAACTCGGCAAAAAATGGTTTTCTGATTCCCTCTATACACTTTCAGGTAAAGACGCTTTTGAGCAATTACAGGGTTATTGGATTATTGAAATGGGAGAAATGGCAGCTACTCGTAAAGCCGAACTTGAACAGATCAAACAATTTATATCTAAGCAATCTGATAATTTCCGGTCGGCGTACGCCAGACGAACGCAAGATCATCCGCGCCAGTGCGCTTTTTTCGGAAGTACAAATGACGAGGAGTTTTTACGTGACCCGACAGGCGCTCGTCGTTTTTGGCCTGTCGTAGTTACAGACGAAGGTAAAGCGAGGGCTGACGGTTTTACTGAAGATATAGTCGATCAAGTTTGGGCCGAAATAGTTGTAAGGTATAATGCCGGCGAACACTGGTATTTAAGTGAAGCCGGTGAAACAGCTGCAAAAGAAAGGCAGTCGGCGCACACTGAATTGAACAGTAAACAAGGGTTGATAGAGACTTTTCTCGAAACTTTAATACCTAAAGGCTGGGATAACCGGCGACTCGAAGAGCGATATACCTTTTATAACGGCGGATTTGATAACGACGAAAAAGGTATCGAACCGAGAAACCGAGTTTGCGCAATAGAAATATGGGTTGAGCTTTTTAACGGCGATATAAAAACATATACTCAAGCGCAGTCCAGAGAAATAACAGGTATTTTACGTCAGATAAAAGGCTGGAAATTTTACGGTTCGGCGAATTGCGGCAAACCATACGGCTTGCAGCGGGCTTTTGTTCGAGAATGAATTTTTGTGCGAAGTGCACAGAAATAGAGTTTTTAGGAACAAAGCTTTAATGCCGCCTCTGAAAATTTTTCAAGGTAGAAAAACCGCGCGATTACAAATGCAGTTCGACACTTACGACACTCTACGACCGACGTCGGTCGTAGAAAAAAGCTAATCAACATAAAGCTATTTTACACTTTACGATACTACGACTGATATTACCTATATAAATATGAATTAAAGCATATATATTATATATATCCTTATATTTATATAATGTATAGGGATTTCTCGGTCGTAAGTGTCGTAAAATCGCGTGAAGTGTTGGTACGTAAGGCTTTTTTGTACAACCGAGCATATTTTTCATCGGTCGTAAGTATCGGATTGCGCCTGTAGTTAGAGCAAAAATTGTCATACGCAGTAAGGCTTTTTTGATACGACCGAGCTCGGTCGTAGATTTTAAGTGATATTTAAGCAGAAAGGATTTTATAAGTTATGCACGAATCTGCACTTGAAAAGTATGTACGTGAAAAAATTAAAAAACTCGGTGGACGAGCCTTTAAATGGGTATGCCCCGGGGTAACGGGAGTACCGGACAGAATTTGTATATTCCCGGACGGACGTATAATTTTTATAGAATTAAAACGTCACGGAATTAATGATGGCTTGAGTGCGCGGCAAAAGAAAGTTTGTCGAATTTTAGAAAGTATGAATTGTACTGTTCGGCGTATCAGCAGTAAAGAAGAATTTGAAAAATTAGCGGAGGAATTCGGTTATGAAATATGAACCTTACCCATATCAGAAATATGCTGAAAACTTTATACTCAGTAATACCGGCGCCGGCCTTTTAGTGGATATGGGCATGGGTAAAACCGTAATAACTTTGACGGCTTTGGATAAATTAATTCGTGATTATTTTGAAGTAACCCGCGTTTTAGTTATCGCTCCGTTAGAGCCTGCCCGCAACACTTGGCCGGACGAATTGAAAAAATGGGAGCATTTGAAAGGTTTGAAATATTCATTGGTTATCGGTTCGGAAAAAGAACGAATTTCAGGGCTTAACGTCGACGCTGAAATCTATATCATTAATCGTGAGAATATTCCTTGGCTTGTCGAGTATTATAAAAGGCGATGGCCGTTTGAATGTGTCGTTATTGATGAACTTTCGTCTTTTAAGTCAAGTAAATCTCAGCGGTTCAGAGCATTAAAGAAAGTTCGGCATTTAATTAAGCGTGTTATCGGATTAACCGGAACGCCTGCACCGAACGGATTACTTGACCTTTGGAGTCAGATATATTTAATTGACGAGGGTCAAGCGCTCGGTAAAACGATAACCGGTTACAGAGATAAATATTTTTTACCGGATAAACGAAATGCGGCAACAATTTTTTCATATAAGGCTCAAGAGGGTTCTGAGGAACAAATATACGAAAAATTGTCCGATTGCTGTATCAGTATGAAAAGTATTGAGCATTTAAATCTTCCTGAATGTATTTACATAAATCATGAAGTTATATTACCTGATAAAGTTAAGAAGCAATACCGGCAGCTTGAAAGAGAAATGTTATTACCGTTTACCGACGGCGATATAGACGCCGGCAGCGCCGGAATTTTAGTCAATAAGCTATTACAATTTTGCGGTGGTTCTGTTTATGATGAAAATCGAAACGTTAAAGATTTTCACGATGAAAAATTGAAAAAACTGGAACAGCTTATCGAAGAAGCGAACGGTCAGTCTGTATTAATATTTTACGCTTATCAACATGAGCGAGATAGAATTCTTGCGCGATTTCCGCAGACTGAGGACGTTAAAAGCGAGAGAGCTATTGAACGGTGGAACGCCGGTGAAATCCCCATAATGCTCGCCCACCCTGCCAGTGCGGGGCACGGATTGAATTTACAATTCGGCGGACACATAATTATCTGGTACAACTGGACACATAATTTAGAATGGTATCAGCAGGCAAATAAAAGACTTCACCGCCCGGGGCAAACTGAAACTGTACTTATTCATCATATCGGAGTTAAAGACGGACTTGACATGCGAGTGCTTAATCATGTTTTATCTCAAAAAGCAAATACTCAAGAATTTTTAATACAGGCGCTGCAAGCAGAAATTAAGGAGGTATTTACAAAATGACACGAAAAGAAATTAAAGTTATTTGCGCTGATCCGAAAAAGTTTTTACTTAAAGGACAGAAATCTAAAGAACTTATAGCGGCAAAACGAGAACGCATTGATGACTGGCGTCGCCTTGCCGATTCTATAACTGTCACTTTAACAAATGACGGCGGTTCAGGCGGCGGGTATAAGCAAAGTATCGTTGAAAATGCCGTGTGTAATATCGTGGATTTGGAAAATGAAATTCTTGACGAAATTAATAACCTTGTTAATATTGAGCGCAGTATTCATGAAGTTATCGGATTTTTGACAGATGACCGGCATAAAGCTATACTTGAAATGCGGTACTTAAACGGGTATAGCTGGAGTATGATAGCAGGCCGACTATATTACGGCGTTGACTGGGTATGCCGATTACATGGAGCCGCTTTAGAAGAAATTAAGTGTTACTATGAAATAAGTCGGTAAAAACCGTATTAAGTCGGTTAGCCTTTGTGGTATAATATATTAACGAAATTGGGTAAAAATTCCAGCAAAATTATTTGCGTACACTTATTACATATCCTAACTTTTCCACGGCTGAGATAAAATTAATTATATTATCTTTATGCCATTGATTACATACAGCGATATCACCGTCGGGTAAGGTAATAGGTTTATCGGTATAATAGCGTTTATGACCTTTGAAGTTTGAGGCATCGGCTAAGTCCAGCGGAGTAAATACCCCGAAAGAACCTTGTATCGAATCCGGGAATTTAGTTCTCAGTTCATTGATTGTAGAAGCCTTATGTGTTTGTACATAGTGAGTAATAACTTCAAGAACTAAGCGGCTTTTAGGAAGATCGGTGTTACCTGCGTCGTTTGAAAACTTCCAATTATAGCGTAATGCTGCATTTGAAAGAGTTTGTGAAGCATTTTTAATTATTTCACGTTCATAATCATCTAATGTATCGCTGTCGCTCATTGATATCATTGCTGCGATAAGCAATTCTTTATGTTCGTTCCAGAAGCGAGAGAGTAAGGCTCTTTCTTCTTTACTTATAGCCATGATAATGTCTCCTTTATCTTGTCGAAGTTCAGGCAATCCGAGAGCTAACAGGTATTCATCAAGATATCGTTTAACATTGCCCTCCGGCGCCTGATCTCGACAAGGTGAAATAACGAAATCTGCAAGGTATTGGTAATTCAATTGCATAAATTCTTTTGATTCGCATTCTGGGCTGTCCAGACTCTCGTATTCGCGATTATTTAAAGGCGTTAAGAATACGCCTAAAAGAATCTCTGACGGCGATACGGCTTGTTTCAGAGCTTTCTGGTATAGTATCGTTTGAGAGTCATGTTCAGAGGAGCGAATTTTGTTTTCTATAACGACAGTTAACGGGAATTCAGAGGTATCAAATTTTATAATCCCGTGAATATAAATATCTAACCGCCCTACGCCTATATGTTTTTCCCTCTCGACAGAAACATATGAAATTGAATACCCTCCGGAGATTATGGCGTTAGCAAGTCCGGGTGTAATTTTACCGGTAGCATGCGGAAGTGATACAGAAATAAGCGCAAGAGTTTCAAGAAATTTACGGAGCGGAAAGTCGCCGAGTCCGTGGTTATTCTTTTCCGGCGCGGGCGTTAATAACCAAGCGATAAAATTACTATGCGTATTTTCATGACGTGAAACGCCGAGCGCGCTGAAAATTGACGGCTGAGAATAAAAGGCGTTAAGGTTTTTGAATTCTTCGCTATTATGAAAATCAATTATTTGTTTAGCAATTTTATCCATTTGTTAACTCCTGACGGATATGTTTTATAAAATACAGTATATCAGAATATTTTTGAAAAATCAAGTCCTTCATATTAGTGAAGGACTTTTTATATAGAGTAGTTTATAAATGAGGTGGTGATATTGGCTGACTGGATAAAAATAAAAAACGAATACATAAACGGCGATATAAGTCAGCGAAAACTGGCTGAAAAACATGGTGTGCCATATAGTACGCTCCGCCATAGAGCAGCTAAAGAAAACTGGATCGCGGATAAAGAATCACAGCGGATCAAAATGGGTACAAAATTAGCACAAAAAACCGCTGAAAAAATCTCCGATATCGAATCTGACCGTATGGCTAAAATTATGACTCTCGCTGATGACGCTATAGATATATTACAAAAGGCATTAAAACAGACTACAAGCACAAAAAAGGTTGAGACTTATAGATTGCGTCAGATAGTGCAGTCAATTAAAGATTTGAAAGATATCGTGAAAATTGATCCTCGCGATAATTCCGACACCGAAATTGCTGACGACGGATTCATCGACGCGCTCAACGCTAAAGCCGGTGATATTGACTGGAGTGACGACGAATGAGCGTGAAACAGAAATTATCCCTCTTCAAGTTTAAGCCTTTCAGCGAGAAACAACTGAAAGTCCTCACTTGGTGGAATGAAAACAGTCCGGTAAAAGATAAAAACGGCATTATCGCAGACGGAGCAATCCGCAGCGGTAAATCGCTCACCATGTCGCTTTCGTTCGTGATGTGGGCAATGGCGACATTCGATAGCAATAATTTCGCTATGTGCGGTAAAACTATCGGATCATTCCGCAGAAATGTCCTGTTTTGGCTGAAACTTATGCTCCGCTCACGCGGATATAAAGTCACCGAACACCGCGCCGACAACTATATCGAAATTCGGCGCAAAGGAGTCGTAAACTACTTTTACATATTCGGCGGTAAAGACGAGCGTTCGCAGGATTTAATACAAGGTATCACATTAGCCGGTATATTTTTTGATGAAGTCGTGTTAATGCCTGAGTCTTTCGTCAATCAGGCAGTCGGACGTTTGTCGGTGGACGGCTCGAAGATGTGGTTCAACGGTAACCCGGGTAATCCTACTCACTATTTCTATGTTGAGTGGATTCTGAAACGTGAAGAGCTCGGGTTGATTTATCTGCATTTCACGCAGGAAGATAATTTATCCCTCTCTGAGAAGATAAAGGCGCGTTATCGCTCAATGTATTCAGGCGTATTTTACCAGCGGTACATTGAAGGTGAATGGATTCGCGCAGACGGGATCATATATTCGATGTATGATCCGGAATTACATAATATCAAGTCAAGTGAACTACAAGATATGTGGAAATACCGGCAGTTGGTTATCAGCTGCGACTACGGTACACAGAATCCGTTTGTACTGAGTCTGTGGGGCGAATATAACGGCGTATGGTATTTACTAGGTGAATATTATCACAGCGGTAAGAAAACACGTGAGCAGCTAACCGATGAGGAATATTATCAGGAATTACTGAAATTCACAAAGGGATTAGATATAAAATTTATCATCATTGACCCGTCTGCGGCGAGTTTCATCACATTGATTAAGAAAAAAGGTAAATTCATGGTGAAAAAGGCAGATAATGCTGTAGCGGACGGTATTCGTGAATGCGCCACCGCGTTAAAACTGGGGTTGGTGAAGTTCAATGAAGATTGTAAGGACAGTTTATCGGAATTCGGCGAGTACATATGGAATGCTAAATCGGCGGATCGTGGTATTGACGAACCTGTGAAAGATCAAGATCACTTCATGGACAGTTTTCGCTACTTCGTAAAAACAATGAAAATTACCCATCCGAAATTTAAGCGATTGGGGAGTTAATAGAAAAAGGATATACGAATGAATATATTTAATAAAGTTTCAGAGTGTTTCAGATACACGGTTTTTCCGATTTTATTTGATAATCAGACGAGAAGAGTATCAATAAAAAAGCATAACCGTGAAAACCGTAACGTAATAGGTAGACACAGTCATACCATAACATGGCAAAAAGATGGGTATCTTTATACTCATGGACTGTCAGAAGCTCTGATAAAGACAAGAGAATTTAGAATGGAATTTCTACTGAAATGCTGTTTAATATTTTCACTGGCATGTAACATAATACTTTACGCTAAGATGGTGTGTTTATGATTACCACCATACTCATTACAGCGATTGCGCTTGCGGGCTTAGTTTTACTATACATACATTTAGACGGAAAGAGGTGATATAATGTGCTCACATATCAGGACTACATAAATGAGATCGGAAGCGGTGAGTTTCAAGACGAAAAACGCAAGATGAATTTCATCGTCAAGGCAATCGAGGAATACAAAAGCTCGGAAATGTACAAACGCGCCGTACTTGCTCAGAAGTATTACGAACGTAAAAACGAAGCTATTCTAAAACGCTTGTCGTATTTGGAGCGTAACAATGTCGTTAATAAAAGTCAGGTCATATTTCATAAACTCTGTTCGGGGTTCTTTCCGAAAATGTGCAAGCAGTTAAGTCAGTATTTACTCGGCAACGGCGTAACGATAGACGACGCATACAAGCGTAAACTGGGTTCGAGGTTCGACAAAGACCTGCAAACGATGGGAATTAACACGCTCGTTGACGGCGTAAACTGGGGTTTCTGGAATCTCGATCATCTCAAGCATTACAGAGCAACGGAATTCTTCGTTTTATCCGACGAGTGGACTGATATCCCAATGGTAGGTATTCACTTCTGGACGCTCGATAAAGCCGCTGACGATAAGAAAGTGAAAGTGCTTAACATCGAATTGTTTGAGATTGACGGAATTTCTTCCTACGTGATGACGGATAAGGATATACGAAAAATGCCCGGCAGAGAGAAGACTCCGTATAAAACAACGGTGTTTTCCGACAGCATATCAACGCAGGTGCTGAAAACTGACCGATACGAGGTTTTACCGGTATTCCCTCTGTACGCTAACGAATTACGACAGAGCGAATTCAACGACGGACTGAAATCGATGATAGACGCTTACGATTTCATCAATTCCGATTTAGCCGACGGAATCACGCAGACAGAGGGTATCTACTGGGCGATCAAGAATTACGGCGGTGCGGACGCTGCTGAAATGGTTAAGGAAATCGAGCAATACAGAGCGACTGTCAATGATGATGACACCGACGTTAAGAATTTCGCTGTTGAATTACCGCATTCAGCTAAGGAATTCGCTCTTAAGGTTTTAGAAGAAAATATGTACTCCGACAGCATGGTGTTGGACATGAAACAGATCAGAGGCGGCTCGCTTACCAACGTGGCGATCAATGTAGCGAAAACCGATTTCGATTTGAAAACCGATATCCTCGAATGGCAAGTCGCCGATTTCATACAAAACATTTTATCACTTATGGGCGTACCGGAAATTGAGATAAAATTCAAGCGGCGTACGCTTACCAACGATACGGAAACGGTTAATAATATCAGCACGATGATAGCTGACGGTTACCTCGACATAGAGGGCGCGATTACATATTGCCCTCTGATTCCCGACGGTGACAGTGCAGATTTGCTTAAACGGTTGGAATTAGCCGATACCGGTGTACCGCCGTATGATATTATGGTGGACGGTAATGGCTGATTTAGGAATAGTCGAAACCGATAAACGAATGCGTGATTTGTCAGAGCGATTGAATGAAGTATATGGTCAGGCGCATAACAAAGCGGTGAAAAACACCGAATCGGCGTTGAAGAAATTACAGGATTTCCGCCGTGAGATGAATACACAGAAATACGCTAATCTCGACGATGCGCAAAAAAGCAATAAATTACGGTATTACGCTACTCAGCATATCCGAGCTGAGGGAGTTGCCGAAAATATCGCTGAACAGTTGAAACATGCCGGCGAATTGTCGCAGAATATTATTCGCGGCGAACTTACCAATATGTACGCCTTGAATTACGATTTCGGCAATTACAGCACTATACGGCAGACCGGACTCGATATCAGTTTCACGCAGTACGATAAAAATCAGATAGCTGTTCTCGTGGCAGAGGGCGAAAGTCCGTTTACCAAAGTTGCGTATAAGTCGCTGAAATTAGAAACTACATCAGATGAAGCTATACGGAAATTACAGAATCAGCTTATTATAGCCACTGTCAATGGCGAAAGTCAGGCGCAATTGATTAAACGTATACGTAATGTGACGAACTCAAGTGAAAAGAGGGCTAAACGCATAGCTCAGACTGAGCGTACACGTGTTCAGACTCAGGCGAGAATGCAATCAATTCACGAAGCTGAGCGGCTCGGTATTGAAATGAATAAACAGTGGGTTGCGCGGTTGGTTCGTACACGCGAAAGTCACCAACACGTTCATGAGGAAATTGTCGGCGCGAATGAAGCGTTTTCCAACGGATTACGTTATCCCGGTGAAATTGGCGCACCTCCGGCGGAAGTGGTGAATTGTTTTTGTTACATAAAACCGATGGTGAAAAATGTAGGTCCCGCAATGCAAGCACACCGTGCGGATATGCAGGCGATGAGTTTTGATAATTATCGCGAAAGGCTTAAAAGTTCACAAAGTCATGATATAATTAAGGTATCAGAGAAACAATTCGGAAAGAAAGTCGGGAAACACGCTGAAGATTACGGACTTGATCCGTCTAAGCAATCTGATAGAGCTAAAATGTTAGACATTGTAATGGATATTACGCAGAATCCCGATAAAACTGTTATTGGTGATTGGCATAAATACGCAGATAGCCGTTATTATGTCAAAGGCGAGGATATCGTAATAACGCAAGCCGATGGAACATTTATAACAATATTGAAAGGTGGTGTCACGAATGCTCGGTATATCAAAGCCCGAGATGGAAAGCAATAAATTTCTCAAGTATTTTGAGATGGTTCAACAAGAAGCCGGTAAACAAAATAAGGTGTTTTTCATTGATACACCTGACGGACATGATTTTGAGACAGATGATTTAATGTTGGAAAACATTCGAGGTTGGTTAATTCCTGCTGATAAAGCGAATGAAATCACACCTGAATGGGAAATCGATGAAGTCGGCGATTCATGGTACGATTATATGTGCTGGGCTGAATGGCAGCTCATAGATGGCAAGGTTAAAATTGAATTCAAATTTTACCCGTCGTGATATGGAGAAACTTAAGCCCTGCCGATGTTGCGGCGAATTGACCATAGAAGAATATGGTGATTTTGATATATGTGACGTTTGCGGTTGGGAAGATGACGATATACAATTTGATGATCCGGGTTATGCCGGTGGAGCGAATAAAATGAGTTTGAACCAAGCTAAGGAAGCGTATAAGAATAGCCAAAAAATTATATAACCGAACAACATCAGAAATGGTGTTGTTTTTTCATGCTTAAAATTAGGAGGGAGATGATTATGTGAGTACAACTTTTAAGGATAACAGTAAAGAAGTGTTAGAAAAACTGCGCGAAAATGAAATCAAAGCGTTGACGGAAATAGGGTTACAAGCGGTTGAGGTTATTCTCGACTACATGACGACCAAATATTACAAGGACATACACCTAAGCGGTGATCTGAAACGCGATGTAAACTATGAGGTCGAGGTTCTTGAGAAACAGGTTGTCATCGGTAATAGCTTAAATTACTCTATTCCCGTTCATGAAGGTACAGCGCGAATGCCGGCGCGCCCATACCTCAAAGACGCAATTACTCAAAATGTGCCGATATGGCAGGAAACAGCGGCGCGGTATTTAGGCGAAGGATTCGGTAAAATTCATGTCAGCGCGAAAATTTAAAGAGGTGATTAAATGGAAGAACAGAAAAACGTAAAACTTATTCAGATAGTTCACATTTGCGGTGAAATCAATCAAGAAACGATGGAACGACTCGGCGAAGCGATTAACAGCGGATTTGAAATCATCAGCAACGACACCGATTGGGTTGACGACGGCAGAGGCAATAAAGTCGCTAAAATAATCTGCGTCATGGGCTTGTGGGGTACTGATGAACAGTTAGAACAGATACTACAAGCGCAATCAGCGACGTAATAACTTGTCTTTATGATCAGACGTTAAAGAAATCAAATTTGTGGATGTAAACCATGTAAAATAAAACGTATTAAGGAGATATATAATATGAAACGCAATGAATTAAAGGCTTTGGGATTAACTCCGGAACAGATCGACGCTGTCATGGAAACTAACGGCGACGATATCGAAAACGCTAAAACCAAAATGGAAGAAAAAAAGGATAAGGAAATAGCTGCACTCAACGATAAATTATCCAAAGTTGATTCTAAGCCTACCGACAAATCAACAGATCATGAGGCTGAATTGGGTAAACTCAAGAAAGAACTTGACGACATGAAAGCCGGTAAAAATGATCCCGCACCGCAGACCGATGATAAAAAGTCTGACGATGATGAATTAGCTAAGGCTCGTAAAGAACTTGAGGATTACAAAGCGAGTGTCGAGGCGGAAAAAATAGCTAAAGCGAAATCAACGTTGTTGTCGAAATCTTTGAAGGAAAAAGGCGCTAATCCTAAACTCATCGATTTGATAGCGAAAGAATTTGATTTGTCGAAAGTCGAGCTTGACGGCGACGGCGATGCTCAGACGATAAAGGGTTTTGACGGTATGTTGAAACCTGTACAGGAAAAATACGCTGATTTCTTCGGTAAAACTGAGGAAAAAGCCGCAGACGTGGCGAATCCGGGTAAAGGAAATGATTCGTCACCCGAGCCTAAGAATTTAAATGAGGCGTTAAGACAAAAATTTGAAAAGAAATAAGGAGATTTAATAATTATGATTACATTAGCACAGGCAAAAGTCGGCATGGCTGACAAAGTAGACCAGTTGGTTATCGACGAATTCCGCAGAGGCAGTTATTTGCTCGAAGCATTAACTTTTGATGATGCGGTTTCACCGGGCACAGGCGGTTCAACATTGGCGTACGGTTATGTTAGATTAAAAACACCGGCATCGGCAAGCTTCAGACCGCTTAACACAGAATATGTTAATCAGGAAGCAATTCGCGAACCGCTTACCACGCAGTGTAAAATATTTGGTGGTTCATTTAAATTGGATAGAGTAGTAGTTAACACTTCAGGTGCTACAGATGAACTCACATTCCAGCTGACTGAAAAAGTTAAAGGCGCAACGAACTTATTCCATTATACCGTTATTAACGGCGATTCTGTAACAAGGCAGGATGAATTTGATGGATTGGATGTTATGCTGACAGGTTCAAGCACTGAATATACTGATGGTATTGATATATCGACAAGCGCTTTGCTTGATGCAAATCATCATCAGTTCCTTGATATGGTAGATGAATTCGTGTCAGGCATGGACGGCGAACCGCATATGTTCTTGTGCAATACAGCTCTCGCAACTAAAATGAAATCTGTTGCGAGGAGAGCCGGTTACTTTACAAGAGCAGAAGATGCGTTTGGTCATTCGGTTGAATCATGGAATGGAATACCGATAGTTGATCTTAAAAATTATTGGGATGGCACAGCTACAAAACCGGTAGTACCGATAATCGGCGGCGAAACTGATTTGTATGCGGTACAGATCGCTATGGATGGTTTCCATGGAGTTAGCCCTAAGGGTGACAAAATTATTACAACTGCTATTCCGGATTTAAATGCTCCCGGTGTTCTTAAAGAGGGTGACGTTGAAATGGTAGCGGCTGTGGTACTTAAAAATGACTTGAAAGCCGGAGTTATGAGAGGAATTAAGGTGTCGTAATGATGTATAAAATAACGTTACAGAATTCCTTTGACGGCTCACGGTTCGGCATGACTTTCTATAAAGGTATCGGTGTTACACCTGATGAACGACTTGCGAAAACTTTAGCGAAACGCGGTAATACCGTCGAGGAAGTCGAGGACGGGTACAATATCTTCATGAGGACACCGCAGATTCCGGTGGTAGATGACGACGATACCGATGACGATAGTGACAATGATAATGAAGAAATAGAAATCGGTATTGAACTCTCGTCACTCACGAAAGCTCAGCTTGTCGAGTACGCCGCTGATTTCGGTATAGATATTTCCGGCGCGAAAGATAAAAAAGCGATACTGGCGATAATTGAAAATTCCACTCCCGCTGAAATCGAGGAATGAAAGCAGGTGGAATAAATGCTCTTATTGACGGTTATGCGTGAGGTCAATAATTACTTTCTTGATATCGAAAGCGTAGAATACGGCAGCTATATAATCGAAGATAACAGGATTGCTCTCAAAGGTGATTTCGTTGTCGGGCAATATATAGCGATTGTCGATTCTGCGCTTTTCGATTACATATACAAAGTTATTGACATTTCCCCCGATGGTTATTTACTCGAATTGGACGAACCGCTCAACGGTAAATTCGATGGTGTAATCTATGGGTTGAAAATTCCCGTAGGATTTATGAAAATGGTCGATGAAATACAGGCGAATATCGATAAAACTCCGCAGGCTCAAAGCGGTTACACTTCCGAGCATTTCGGCGATTACTCGTACACATTAGCGACTGACGAACACGGTATGCCGGCAAGCTGGCAATCTATATTCCGAAGTCAGCTTAACCGATGGCGTAAGCCGTTCGGCAAGATAAGGTTGTGATGATATGCCGCTTGATGATTTCAAGGTTTCATGTACTAAGTGGACGAGAATCAAGCAGAATGTACCGCCGTTCGGGTTCAAAAACATCTGGGCGAGCGGTGATGACTTTAACGCCGGTGTCGCAGTGAAATCCGACAAGGAAGAAGTATTCGCCGGTCAGATAGAGGGTGTTCAGTATTACTCGGTTTATGTGGATATCGGAATTGATTTTGAAGTTGACGATATCTTCTTCAACAACGATACCGGAAAATACATGCGAGTTGCGTCGATGGGACACGACAGTCCGAAAGTGTCAACGCTGAATCAGCATGTGTTTTACGCCGAGTATATCGAAACATTACCGGAATAGGGGGCGATATTATCACAAATGTTCAAATAGCACTGCACCGGTTTTACTCAATGTTCGGTCAGGCATTTTCCAATTCGCTTGTCATTGATAACAACGTCAAGTTTCCCTACATAACGTATGAGGAGATTTCGGCGGAGTCGATGACAAGCGTTTTGAATAGGTTTCAGATATGGGATAATTCCGGTAATAACATAAGACTAAGCGAGATTTCCGACTCGATACACGAAGTGGTGGACGCTATTGTCGGTGTACAAATAGAAGTAAACGGCGGCGGTGTACTCAAAATCACGAGAGGTACACCGTTCATTCAGCCGTTGCCTGTTGACCCGGCGAACACAAACTCACGACGTTATGTCGGGAATTTAGAAATAAAATACTATATGATTTAAGGAGATGGAAAATATGGCAAATACCCCTGTAGTTTCGGGATATAACCCGGTGGGTTTGACTCCTGAGAGTTTCAAAAATATGCAGCTGGACGCGGGAGCGTTCTTTATTAATTTAGATACAAGCACGGTGAAGGCGAATCCGGACACCGGCAGAGTCGGCATGTACGCTGAGGAATTCGCCGATATACTGAAAGCAGGGTTAGCTGAAGGTAAAGCGTTGGGTGCTACATCGGGCGGCGGCTCATTTCAGGCAGTGCCGGAAGTCAGACAGATTTCAGCGGACGATATGCGTTCGCCGATTATCGGCTCAACGGTGTTCGACGCTTGGGAAGTTAAAATGACTACCACGCTCAAGGAAATCACCGAAAATAACTTGCGATTTGCGTTAGCGACGGCGACGACTGATAAAGAAACAGGCGCGATGATGATTGGTAATACGCTGTTACCCGACCATTACATTAAGAAAATGGGTTGGGCTGGACGACTGCTTGACGGTCGGTTATTGTATATCGAACTCGACAATGTGCTTAACATCGTCGGTACGAACTTGACTTTCGTAGATAAAGGCGAGGGCGTTATCGCAGTTGAGTACAGAGCACATCAGGCTGATCTGACGAAGATGGAATTTGCTCCGTGTAAGATATTCTTCTTCGACAGAAAACCTATAGAAATGACCGATGAGGAAAAAGTCGCAGCTGATAAAACGGATATTTTAGCGATGAGTTTTGAAATCCCGTTGACTGCGCAGACAGATCAGGACAGTAAAAACGCATGGCTCGAAAGTACAATCAATGATGTAACTGATTTTGCAGACGCGGCGGTTACATTCGATACCGGTATTTACACGGTTGTATTGACGCTGCGTGATGTTACCGAAACATTCGCGCTTACCAACGTAACGGAGGAAATTTGATAGACGGGCGTAGAAATACGCCCTTTAATATTGTAAAGACGCATGTATGCGTCTGGAAAGGATTTTATACATATGAAATTATCACAAATCAGCAGTGAAAAAGCGGCGGATATTTTAATAAGAATCGCTCCGGATATCGAAACTATTGTCAATGACAAAGAGTTAGTCGCGATGGTGTCGAAAAGAGAAAAAGTCGATATCAAAGACGATAATTCCAAGCAAAAAGCAACGAAAGTCGGCGGCTTGTTCATTCTGAAAACTGCTGCATATTTACTGAAGAATCACCGTGCCTGCGCTTGGAATATCATAGGCGCGCTGAATGATAAAACCTCTGAGGAGATAGCGAATCAACCCATCATAGTTACATTCACGCAGACAACGGAAATTTTGAGCGATAGGGATTTCATGACTTTTTTTCAATAATAAAGGTAGTCGGTGCCGGAAGTGTAATCCGGTATTTGGCGGAGGCACGAGCGATGGCAGCTTCGGCGGCTATGTATTATCTGTGGCATAAATATATTTATGAATATCAGAGAGATAATTACGAAATGGATATGCTGCGCGCGATTGCTTCCGCGTATTTGAAAGAGCCGCCTACCCGATATTATGACATGATCGCGGACGGTAAAAAGCCTAAGGAAAAAGAGTATACCGTCAATGATGTTGTTGATATGTTCGCCGGGACTGGCGTATTAGTATAACGCATATATGCGTTTGGAAAGGAGGTTGGTCTTATAAATATATTTGAATTATTCGCCACGATAGGTTTGAAAGATGAGGGGTTTTCGTCAGGAGTTGAGAAAGCGAAAAGCACGTTTTCAACGATAACCGGCACGGTTGATAATGTAATGGGCGGAGTCGTAAGCGGCGCGGCGAAAGTCGGCGCTGTTTTTGCCGGAATGGCTACCGCAGGAATTGCCGCGTTTTCAGGTTTGTCGATCCATGCGTTACAGCTCGGCGGTGAACTCGAGCAGAACTTAGGTGGCGCGGAAGCTGTTTTTGGTGAGTTCGCCGATACCATAAAAGCGAAAGGCGAAACGTCATTCAAGGAAATGGGAACGTCGCTATCTGAATTTTTGGGTACTGCGAATAAGATGGGTTCTCTATTCCAAGGCGCGGGATTTGAAACTTCGACGGCTATGGAATTAACTGCCGCGACCATGCAGAGAGCGGCGGATGTCGCGTCGATAATGGGTATAGATACTTCATCGGCGATGGAATCTATCGCCGGCGCAGCAAAAGGCAATTTCACGATTAACATTAGTCCTATATTCAAGCGATTGAATAATAGAGTGCAAGTGAACGCTTATCAGCGGTGTGTAGCTTAACGGCTGTGCTAACGGGGAAAATCTAAGGAGATTCGTTATCTCTATGACAATCCCGTGCTAAGCCTCGAAAGAGGAAAGTGTAACGACTATCGGTTCGTCACCGAGTACACTGCCTATTGATACGGCAGTGGAAGTGCTTGCTAACTTGCGAATTTACATCTAAAAAGGTGATTATAGTATGAGTATTTGGAAGAAAATCGAAAATTTTGACGCCTATTCGATAAGTGATGGCGGTGAAGTAAGAAATGATAATACAGGGAAAATTCTCAGTCCTTATATATCTACGAGCGGATATTATTGCTTGACTTTATGGAAAAATGAACGTAATCATATTAAATATATACATAGGTTACTATGTGAGGCGTTTAAAGAAAAAGCAAGTAATAAATCACAAGTAGATCATATTGACGGGAATAAATTAAATAACAGTCTGCGTAATTTACGTTGGGTTTCCGCGAGTGAGAACCGTTTAGCCTTCGGGTATGCGCAACGTGCAAAATCAAGGCAGAGAAAAGTATTAGCTATTAATATGAGCGGTGAAATCATAGCTTTTGAATCAAGAAAATCTGCCGCAAATCATTTCTTATGCACCCCATCTAAAATAAAATACGGTTACAAATACTCAAAAGGCACTAAATCAGGATGGATATTTAAGCAAGTTAAAGATATAGTCTAAGCCCTTAAAATACTGCGAAAGCAGGGGTATATCTGGATGGACAACCTCGGCGTGGCAATGAACGCCACTACCATCGAAGCATACGCCTTATCGAAAGGTATTGAAAAGTCATATAACGAAATGACGAATCAGGAAAAAATCGGGCTCGCGATGGAAATGTTCCTTGAAAAAACCGCATACGCCGCCGGTAACTACGCTAAAGAAAATGAAACTCTTGCGGGTTCGCTGAGTACGGCGAAAGCCGCTCTCGAGAATTTCCTGACAGGTTCGGGAAGCGTTGAAGATTTCACTGCTGCGGTTGTCAATGCAGGTGAAGTCATCGTGTCAAATCTTACAGAGTTGTTACCGAGATTGACCGAAGGACTGACACAGTTAATCACGTCATTGATACCGCAAGTTCCGCCGCTGATTATGCAAGTGTTACCTTCATTGATTGAAGGCGGAGCGGCGTTGATAGATGGGTTGATATCAGTATTACCCGAGATGATAAAAGTAGTTGGCGCTACGATTATTCAAGCGTTATCCAGCAGCATTGAATCGGAATCCCCTAACCTCAAAGAGGGGATCGGCACTATAGCGGAAACCATAAGCGAAGTGCTTTTAGAGATTGTCGAGTTTATCGCGGAAATGGCGCCTGAATTTGTGGAATCGGCGAAAGAAATAGTACAGGCTTTGGTTCAGGGATTATCTGAAAATTCAGACTCCATATTAACAAGCGCGAGAGAAATCTTCGGTACGTTAATGGACGGATTCGGCGAGGTATTGCCGGAGTTAGTACCTTTGGCAGTAGAGATAATATCGACGCTCATTTCAGGATTCATAGATTACAAAGAGATGATTTTCACTACCGGCGTTGAAATCCTCACGCAACTGATTCAAGGATTAGCGGAGAAAGCACCCGAACTTGTCACACAGGCAAAAGACGCTATAATGAATATCGTTGACGGGTTGGTTACCAATTTACCGCTTGTATTACAGGCAGGTATTGACATACTTCTCGCTATAGCCGATGGACTAACACAAATGTTACCGGAATTAATTCCCGTAGCGATAGACGCGATTATGACATTGGTTCAAGGGTTGATTGATAATCTTCCGGAGCTGTTAATTGCAGCATTGGAAATAATACTCGCCATTGTAGACGGACTCGCTGACGCGTTGCCGGAATTGATACAGAGCGCAGTTGCTATTGTGCTACAATTGGTTGATGGGTTGTTGGAAAACTTACCGGAAATCATTGCCGTTGCGATGGATATAATTATGGCGTTAGTTTTTGCGCTGATAGATAATATACCCGAATTGATTATTGCATCTATTGATATAATAAACGGTATAGCTGACGGACTCATAGATAATATTGATGAAATTATCGAAGCGGCGTTTATCATAATTACAGAATTGGCAAGCGGCTTGGTAAAAGCAATACCGGAATTGTTACTGGCAATTCCCAAAGTAATAAAGTCTATGGTTGATAAATTTGAGGAGAAAGATTGGGGGCAGATTGGTAAAGACATTTTGTCAAGTATAACGACGGGACTTAAAAATTATGCTACAACAATGCTAAATACAGTTAAAGAAGTGGCGCAGTCCATCTGGAATACTTTTACTTCGTTGTTTGGTATCGGCGGTTCAACTTCGTCAATCTCAACTACAGGCGGCGAATCAACGATGGCGCGCGACGGAATCGGCGGTAAGTTCGGTAAAGGTATAGAAACCGGATTGCGTGAGAGTAAATCCGGTATAGTAAACGCCGCTCAAGATATATCAGACTCAACTTTGAATACCGCTTCCGATTGGATCACAAAATACGGCGGTAAAACCAAAGAAATGGTTGAAGATCAAGGTAAAGCAATGGGTAAACTGAAAGAATTAAATCAGGAAACTCAGGACGGTATTTCAGCCATTCAAACGTCTGCAAGTGAGTTCCGTATGTCGGAACACATGAAGGAAACTGAAAGCGCTTCAACTAATTTGAAAGCACAGGCAGACGCTCAGAAAGAATTCTGGGATAACGCGAAATTAATGATAGCTGATTATCAGAACAACTTAGCCTATTCCATCGAGGGCGAAATTGCCATGTGGGAGGAATTGGGTCAGCATTATACGGAACTCAGCAAGGAAAAAGTTGAAATTGATAAAAATATTAATAAATTACGCGAAGAATTGACTAAGGAACATCTCGAAATGCAGAAAAAAGCCGACGAAGACAGTTTCAATTTCAGTAAATCATGGATTGAGGCTAAAAAAGCGTTGAACGATTTATCAATTCAGGAAGAGATCGAGGCTTGGGAACGCGTAGCGGATCGTTATGTTGACGGCTCGAAACAGAAAGAAGAAGCTGAGAAAAACCTTTCGTCATTGCGTGATGATTTGCGTAAAGCTGAAATGGATGCCATCAATGAGATGGAAAAACTTGAACTTGAATATCAAGATTCTTTGGCAAAAAGAGCCGATGAAATATTCAAAACTTTCAGCATGTTCGCCGATGTCAACTTACAGGAAACCAACGTAGATAAAAATACCAAAAAAGTCGAGGAATCGAGAGAGGCTTACGACAAAGTTCAGGACAGTTTGAAGAAACTCGACGATGAACAGCAGAAAGCATACGATTCATTGACAACGTCGATCAGCAAAGTCAATGACGGCATGTCGAACAGCGCTCTGACTCAGGAAAAGTATAACGATCTGCAGAAACAAGCCGCCGACGCTCAACAGAAATACAGCGATAAAATGGTTGAGATCAACGAAAAACGGCAGAAAGCAATGCAGGATTTGAGCACGGCGGAACAGGAATTAACTAAAGCTACCGAAGACGCCGCCAAATCTCAAGCAGCTGTCATGGCTGAAAATTTGGAATCCCAGATTGACGAAATGAAAAAATGGGAATCCAATATGAAAGAACTTTCCAAAAAGGGTTTGGACGAGGGATTACTTGAAGAACTCCGCAAGATGGGACCAACCGCGAACAGATATCTTGAGCAGCTCAATAAATCATCCGATGAAGAACTGAAAAAGCTGAGCGATCTGTACCAGCAGAAACATCAGCTTGCGCGAGAGTTAGCCGTCGCAGAATTAGAGGGGTTGCGGTCGGATACAGACCGAGAGATTTCAGGAATTCTCAACGATTTGATGAACAAAATGGCGAGCGAAACTCATCCGATCGGTGCTAATATGATTCAAGGTATCATCGGCGGCGTTAACGAAACTTCACCGGAATTGAGAAATACAATGGTTAATTTGATGAACGAGATGGTGGCAATTTCAAATCAGACAATCGACGCTCATTCACCGGCGAGGAAATTCAAGCCGACGGGTAAATGGTCGGTGCTGGGAATTGTCGGCGGTGTTACCGAAAACGCAAAAACTGCGTATAACTCAATCCGCGATTTGATGGGCGGTATGATAAACGCCGTCGATACGGACGGATTTACCGGTGTAGGCGAATCGATGGGCGATAAGTTCATCAACGGCGTGAAGTCGATGGGCGGTAAAATAAAATCGACGGTGGCGAATGCGTTCAGCGGCTTTGATGTGGAAGATTTGAACGCTAAATTCAACATCGGCGGTACAGGTAATCTCGCATTGGCGGGCGGCGGAATGCACAAAAATCCGATTGCATTTAGCGTCACGCAACATATTTCCGTCGGCGAAAATACAAGTCCGATGGATATACGCAGAATCAGCCGTCGGCTGTATGATGAAACCAAACAAGCGGCGCGGTCGAAAGGAGCTGATGTTCTGTGAGCAACATAATCTACAACAAACCAAGACCGTTCAGCTTTAACTTCAAAGGCAAAAACAGCAGTGATTTCGGTTTGTACGTTAATTCCTATGATTTCCTCTTACCCGATAAGCGTATACGGAAACTGGAAATACCATTCAGGCAGGGCATGTACGATTTCGCCGACGGTGACGGTAAACGATTCTATCAGGAGCGTGAATTACGGTTGCGCTGTATATGGATGAGGACACCAAACACCAACATAACACGTGCGGATATTCGTGAACTGTCATATTGGTTATCAAGCAAAGGGCAGATTACACTGGATATCGAACCCGATAAATACTACATCGGCGAGCTGTTCTCGGCTAACGAGTTAATAGCGCACTACGATTACATGATTGACATGGGCGACGCTTACGACGGCGGCGGTACGACTGACGGCGAGTTTGAGATTAGTTTTGTCTGTCAGCCGTTCGCTTACGGCAAGACTATCTCTCAGCCGATCAATTCCGGTGTTAACAAAATAGACTACAAAGGCACGATGGAATCGCCGACGGTAATCATCTTGCGTAATACCGGCACTGCCGCCGTCACTAACGTTCAAATAACAATGATTAGAAAGATTTAGGAGGAATTTTTATGTTTTTATCAGCATTCGCGGAAAGCGAGTTTCTGAAAACCATGCAGGGTATAACGATGGTTGCGCCGTCGAATTTGTTCGTCGGCTTGTTTCTGTCAAGCCCGACCGATACAGGTACTGCCGGTACGGAATTAGCCTACAGCGGTTACGCAAGACAAGCGGTGACTTTCTCCGCTCCTACTGTTGAAGGCAGCGGTATAGGAGTACGGAATAACGCGCAGATAACATTTACGCAGTCGCCCATCAATGCCGGTACGGTTAGATTCATCGGCATATACGACAGCGTTACCGGCGGTAATATGTACCTGTACGGCGAACTCACTGAGGATTTACCGATAACACAAGGCGACTCTCCTGTGCTGCTTATCAACGAGGTATTATTCTTCAGCGTCGGTGATCTATCTACGGCGTACAAGACACGATTGTTCAACACATTCAGAGGTCAGTCATTGCAGGGATTCACTCCGCATATAGCGTTGTTCAACGGTGATCCTGAAAGCGGAGGATCGGAGTTGGCAGGCTCGAACTATGTCAGAATGCCGGCGACGTTTTCCGCTCCGACGAAAGAAGCGTCAGGTATAACCGTTACAAAAAACACGCAGCGGATCGATTTCCCGAGACCTCAGCAGAACTGGGGCAACTGGAGTTACACCGCCATATATGACAGCCTCACTACCGGCAATTGTGTATGGAAACAGCAGCGCACCACGCCGAAAATACTCAACAGGGGTATCATGCCGTTCGTTGAAGTGAATGCGATAACCGCAGGGATAAACTAACATGTTCGGCGGTAAGTTTTCGTTAAGTAAATTCTCGCTCAGAGGCGACGCGGAACTTAATGCCCGTATTGATGTGTTTTACTCGGAGGCGGTTCGGTCATTGATTTCCGGCGGTCAGAACTCACTGGCAGACGCTAATTTCAGAGAGAATACCGGCGAAAGTCTGTTGCTGACAAGAGGGTACAAATTTGAAAATACATTCCGTGAACAAGTGCAGAATGTGACATCGCTGAACGTTGATTTCAGATTGCTCTTGTCGGTTAATGAAATAGTGAGCGGTGAAATCGATATATTCGCTGATTACATGATAATGCTTGAATTAGCGGAACAGGTGAATTTATCCGCATTGGAGGGCGTGCTTAATTTCAGACTACAGCAGGATTTCAGAGATGAAATTAATAATCAGACAGTCGGCGGAAATAACTTTGAGTTTGATTTAGATGTGGTTTGTAGCGTTGATTCCACCGTATTAGCGGTGATGTACACGCTCGTAAATATGAACGCGCTTGAATTAATCCGCTCGGATATTTTCGGTTCAAATGATGTATCGGTGAATATTCCATATGATGAAACGCTTACCGCCATCGTTCATTTAGGCGGTAATTTCGCGTTCAGGCAGAATTTCGCCGACGCTGTAAATGAGTTATCGAACCTCTCATCAAATACGCAGTTGATACACGCCTACAAAGAAGCGGTGTTCATGTCATCGAGCGTTGATTTGACTACAGAGGAGAGTCTCACTGTTAATGTGACGATACCGAGAGGTGCTGAACTCCGAATCGACTCGGACAACTTCATTGTCACTCTCGACGGCGTGAATATACTGCATTTACATACAGGCGATTTCATCAATATATCGCGCGGATCACTTGAACTAATGGTCGATTCGGGCAATCCGCTGAGCGGTGAATTGGTGTATACAGAGAGGTATTTGTAATGCTTGAGATATTCGACAAAGACAGGAAAAAGTTAGCGATATTACAAAACGCGTTCAACATCGTCGAGCGTGAGCGGTTCAACGCCGTATCGAATTTCAGTTTTGCATTGCCGGCGGACGATCCGAAAAATGACTTCTGTCAGAAATTCAATATCATTCGGTTTGGCGACGGCGAATGTTACAGGATTCTGAGCGACATCGAAGAGGAATCGGAAACCACATATATAACGTATAACTGCGAGCATGTTCTGGCGTTGCTGATAGATACGTGTATCACGGATTTTGTACAAATCGGCGGACTGGGGTATTACACTCGTCAGGTACTGGAGTATCTTTTATCGAAACAGCACACCAAACATTGGGTATTACATGAATGCGATTTCTCACGACAATTTGAATACGGACTGGAAAAGGAAAATATTTTATCCTCTGTATTCAGCGTAGCGAATCGTTTCACCGAGCCTTATCAGTGGGTTGTCAATACGAAAGTCTATCCGTATCAGTTATCGCTGAAACATTTTGATACTGAAAAAGTTCCGAGTTTCTATGTACGTAAAGGTCACAACAGATTGAAACTTTCCCGGCAGTCGGATAATACATACATTTGTACGAGATTGTACCCGTTCGGCGCAGGCGAGGGCGTGAATCAGATAACCATCGCCGACGTAAATAACGGCGTGAAATATTTACAGTCGCCGCCGGAGTATATATCGAAATACGGTTTGATTGAGAAAGTGTGGGTTGACAGACGATACACCGATTTGCAGAGTTTAAAAGAAGCGGCGCAGGTCATGCTGAACGAATTACAGGAGCCGTATGTTGAATACGAAACACAGGTTGTCGGCGATGTCAAAGTCGGCGATGTGGTTCAGATAGTCGATTTCATGAAAACTTATGTCGTCGAAACGGAAACGAAATACGGTGATATTCCCGAGCGAACCATAAAAATAGCGAACAAACCACAGGATATAGCCGGTTCGGTGGCGGATTTGGCTGACAGACAGCGTATAGAGATGACGTACTCACAGGGCGCGACTCAGATATATGCCGCTCAGTCGGCGAACAATGCTGATAACACTACACCGTTCAATATGTCGCTGTACATACCCGATGAGATGATATTCATCAATTCAGTATTCGCGAAGATAAAAGTCAGCAGTTTCAGAGCGTTCAATACGAATGTGCTTTCGGGAGGTGCTACGAAAACGAGTTCAGACGGCGGCGGAACGTCACCGACCACCAGCTCGGGCGGTGCTACCACTTCATCAAGTGGCGGCGGCACGACTACATCGTCCGGAGGAGCGACGACGAGTTCATCGGGCGGCGGTACAAACACCAGTTCGGGAAGCGGCGGCGGTTCATACAGTAGTACATCGTCCGGCGGCGGTCAAACTTCCGGCGCGAGTTCGGTAACAACGTCAGGTACTACAACAATTGCGTCCGGCAGCGTGCAGACCGAAGATGATACCACCAATATCGGCAAGCATAATCACGGTATACCGGCAGGGTATCGAGTGTTGCTTACAAACGGCAATAATTTAACACCGTCTGCAAATGCTGAGTGGACACCGTCGGGAGCGCATAATCACGGCTCGCATAGCCATAACATAAATCACACTCATCAGATAAGCGCCCATGTTCATCAATTCGAGGTGCCGAGTCATACCCATTCGATATCGATAGCGGCGCATTCTCACACTATAGGCAATCACACGCATACCATCGGTAATCATACCCATACCATCGGAAATCACACCCATTCGGTGACGATACAGGCGCATACGCATACCGTTGATACCAGTCATACGCATAACATAACGCCGAAGATCAGCTTTTTCGGCAGTCCCACAAGGTTTGATTTACTGATTAACAACAAGGTGATTACCACATTCAACAGCACGGACGCTGAGATAGATTTAACGCAGTATCTGGTGAATGCTGACCGTAAAATCCCGAGAGGGCAATGGATTACTGTCGGCGTTAAGCCGAACGATATTGCGTATGTAGAAATGGCTTACAATATACAAGGGTTCTGTCAGTCACGCGGCGACAGAACTGTTTAAGGAGGATTTAAAATGGCATTAGAACAAATGTTTCCCGGCATACCGTTCTCACCGCTGACTACTTTAGTGAATAACATCGGCGCAGGTGAAACTAACATCGAAGTATCGGACGTTTCGGCGTTTCCGGACGCACCCAACTTCGCCACCATCGGCATTGATGAAACGGCTGAAACGATTCTGTACAACTCGAAAACGTCGAACAGTCTGTCGGGGTGTATCAGAGGCGTTGAGGGTACTGCGCGGTCATGGGTTGCCGACAGTCCGATAGCGCGGAATTTCACTAACGAAGATTACGCGAGGTTGGTATCGAATATTAATAAGCTGATCGTCAAAGGTGAAATCGGTAACGCTGACGAAATTGTATTCGACGACGGCGAAACTTTTCAGGAGAAACTCGATTCCGGTACTTTGCGCGGTCAGCAAGGCGTACAGGGCGAACAGGGTATACAAGGAATACGAGGTGAACAAGGTATACAGGGCGTGAAAGGTGATGCAGGTAACACCGGTTCGCAGGGCATACAGGGTTTGACCGGTAAGAGTATCGAATACGTTTGGGACGGTTCGCGTCTCGGTATTCGTCAGGAAGGTCAGGCGCAATATTCCTATTCCGATCTTAAGGGGGCGCAGGGTGAACAAGGTATACAAGGTGCGACCGGAGCGACAGGCAACACCGGCGCGACAGGAGCGCAAGGGGTTCAAGGCGTACAAGGTTCGGTTTGGTTATCAGGTGCAGGTACTCCGTCGAGCGGACTCGGCAGAGTCGGCGACTGGTATATGAACACTGCGAACTCGGATGCTTACGAAAAAACGTCCTCTACAGCGTGGACGTTAAGAGGGAATCTCAAAGGTGCTACAGGCGCGACAGGAGCGCAAGGGGTTCAAGGAATACCCGGCATTGACGGAACGAACGGTAAAATACCATATGGTGTAAGCTATACTTCTGAAACAATAGCGGCTAAAACAGTTACGGTTGATACAGATTTTGTATGGCAAGCAGGTGCTATAGTTGTTGTATACTTTAGTGGTAATAGTTGGAATACCGCTTCCAATCCAACTTTAAATGTTAATGGAACAGGCGCAAAAAGTATATATGTACGCGGAATTTTGGTTAAACCTTATCAACTTAAAAGTCGTATTCCCCATATGTTTCAGTATTTCTACGGAGACGAATTTATAAATGGCTACGAATTAGTGAACCCTTATGAGGTTACTTCTGTGTTGCGCGGGAATTGCACAACTCAGTCTGCAACTTCCGCGAAAGTCGTTTCTGTCCCTGGATTTACTTCGTATGATAATGAGATAGTTTCCGTTTCGTTTGATTATGATAACACGGCGAGTAATCCCGCACTAAGTATTAACAGCACAAATCCATTCCCTATAACACAATCTAATGGTTCTCCCGTAAAAGTTGGACAAATAACATACGGCAGACAACATCTATTTCAATATTTTCGAGGAGTGGGAGTCGGAAATGAAAGATATATATTGCTTAATCCGACTGAAATCATACCTCCAAACAGGATATTTCACGGCACATGCACGACTGCGGCAAGTACAGCAACGAAAGTGGTTAACCTACAAAATATTACAAGTGGTATGGCCTTGAGTAACTTCCCGATGTTGTTCGTTACGTTCACCAATGCAAATACAGTAACAGGCAATATCAGTCTGCAAATACAGGGAGTTACAACAACGACTGTAAACAAAGGCGGACGTGCTATAGCCGCAGGTACAACTTGCGTTTTCGTGTATGACGGTTCGAGTTGGCAACAGGCGAGTTGAATATATTTTTAAGGAGTAATTTATGAATGTAGAAATTATCACGGCACTTATTGCGTTCTGCGGTACTGTAGTCGGCAGTTTCGGCGGTATTCTTGTCGCGAATCGTTTGAGTAATTACCGTATCGGGCAGCTTGAGAAAAAAGTTGAAAAGCACAATAATCTTGTTGAACGTATGACGGCGGTTGAATACAGCGCAAAATCCGCGCATAAACGCATTGACGATCTTAATTGAGGAGTGATTGAAATGAGTAAAATTAACTGGAAACAGAAACTATCAAGCCGTAAATTTTGGTGCGCGTTGATAGCTGTTGTAGTTACCGTCTTAACCGCGTGTAACGTCAATAACTTGACGATCGAACAGGTTACAGCTATCATCTCAGGTATCGGCGCATTGATAGCATACATCATCGGTGAATCGTACGTTGACGGTAAACGTGCAGCTGCCCCGGAAGTAATCGAACTGATCGAATCTGAAACTATTATTGAAAGCGAGGATGAATTATGAGCATAAAAGGTATTGATGTATCGAAATGGCAGGGAGTCATTGACTGGAAAAAGGTGAAATCGGACGGTGTCGAATTCGCGTTCATCCGAACCGGCTACGGCACGAATTACGAAGATCCGTTCTTCAAGTCGAACATCGCGAACGCAAAAGCGGCAGGAATGAAAGTCGGCGTGTATCATTATTCATACGCGACTACGGTTGCTCAGGCTGAAGCTGAGGCGAAATGGACGTTGAAGTTACTCGGCAACGTCGATCTCGATTACCCTGTCGCGTTCGATATCGAGGAATCAAAAGTCGCGGCGTTGGGTAAAACGTTGGTAACGAGCATGATTTCAGCGTATATAAAAGTAATCAAAGATGCAGGTTATCGCGCAATGCTTTATACCAACACTAACTGGCGGAACAACTATATTGACATGGCGAAACTGGCGGACGTTCCGCTGTGGCAGGCGCATTATCCGTACGCGAACGAACCCGACTTGAATAAAGTTTTAAAAGCTAAACCGAAAGCTATTGACGACCGCGTTTCCATATGGCAGTGCAGCGATAAAGGCAGAGTTTCAGGCATATCCGGCAACGTCGATATGAATATCTGTTACGATATCATGGACAAGACCGCGCCGATTGTACCGCCGGCAGTCGTTCCTACTCAGCCTGCGGCGAATGCGTTGGGGTATATCCATCACGTTATCAGCACGTTGAACGAACGCATGACAAGCGGTTATCGTACCGCCACACGCCCGACACACAACGGTATCGATTACACCGACGCTCAGCGTTTGGAGCTGAAACAGGACGTGTACATATTGGCGTTCGCCGACGGTACTGTTACCGACATTACTGTCGGGAACCTCATCGGTTATTCGGTGTCGATCCTACACGCAGGTAAACTATTGACGCGGTATTTCCACATGAAAGCTAATTCGGTGTTAGTCAAAGTCGGTCAGAAAGTCGCGAAAGGTCAGAAGTTGGGCGTGATGGGCACGACCGGCGACAGCACGGGTATTCATTTACATTTCGAGACAAAAATCAACAGTACCGGCGGTATTTCGGGTACGTTTGATAACCCTGAACTTTGGCTGACGGGGCAGAAAACTATTGAAGGCGGCAAAGTTGTAACACCTCCGGCTGTAACTGTCAAGCCTCCGGCGACTGCTTCGAGTTTCAGAGTAGGTCAAAAAGTTAAAGTTAAAGCAGGAGCGAAAACGTATGTTGGCGGGAATCTGGCGAGTTTCGTTTACACTAACGTGTATGAGATTTCGCAGATATCTAACGACAGAGCGGTTATCGGTCAGCGGAATAAGGTCAATACGAACGTGATTGATGTGACTGCAGCGATGAATGTCAAAGACTTGATACTGGTGAGTTAGTATGAAAAAGGACAAGCCTAAAATGCAGTTCAGCAAACTGCATGTGATATTCGCCGACGGTATCGTGTTGTTCGTGTATGTAGTTTCGGCGGTACTCGCGTTCATGAGTAAGGAAACGATCTCGGACATAGCGATCGCTGTCATAACGGTTTACGGCGCGTTCGCGACGAGTGGTTATTTCGTGCAGAATATCGCGAGAGATACGAGCTTGAATAAGCTGGAAGCGATTAAGAGTAGGTACGAACATGAATTGACCGGCGATGACGAATCGGCGGATAGTGGCAGAGAAATGTAATTAAATACGCCCCTGGGTAGTATCAGGGGCGTATTTATTTCATCTTTATTATGTTGTAGTCTTCAATACGCATTTCAAGGGGTCAAACGTTATTAAGTATAAATTTAAATAGCGCATTTATTTATTCATCCTCGTCAAGAAATTCATTACCGATTCTTTGCGTTATTATTTCCGGGTTGCTTGATATTTCTTGATAATCAGTAAGCCTTATAAATTCCATAATTGAATCAGGTAGGATACTGTTATCCAAATAAATCAGAAATATCTTAGGAGTTGAGTTGCTTTTTTTGCGTTCTTCTTTAATTACTTCCATATTCATTTTTAACCAATCTGATTGAGCTGAATGTTCAGAAATAAACATCAAGTATATTTGAGAACTACACATTGAGAAGATTAAGCTATGAGTCAACTGGGAATCTTTACTGTCAGAATTCTCACTAAGACATAGATAATAAGAAAATTCTTTCTCAGATAAGGCTTTAGCAAGAATTATAGATACGATTGGTGCATCATTTTTGCTGTAATTGGCAAAAATATTTCTTCGGGCTTTGGTTTTCTTATTCATTTTTTTCTCCTCTTCGTTTTCATTGATTTTAATTTTATTGTTCGACTGTAATAATAGTATAAAACATTTCGGAATATTTGTCAATGCTTTATTCGTAAATAGTATAATGTACAGAATAAACTATTTTTACAGAATAATTATATTCAACAAAATATGAAATTGATAATAATATATTGACAAATATTCTAAAACGGTGTATAATAATTAAAATATAATAAAGGGTGAAGAAAAATGCAAGAAGATTTATTCTATAAAATTATTTCAGATCGATTGCAAAAATTTATTGATGAAAAAAAATATACCCAAAATGACATAATATATAATATAAAAAAAGAATATGGCATTGAAATTACACAATCCGCGTTATCAAAAATCTTAAATTACCAAAAAAACTATAATATTAAATTAATTAACATTGTCTATATATGTAAATATTTAAAAATTGATTTTGAAAAATTATTTGACATTAAAAATGACGTTATTAATGATTTTGTTAGTATTGGCGGTTCAGATACTGACTTTCATCAAAATGATATATTAATCACTGACCCATCGAATGTTGCATTTAAAGGATATATGAAAGAATTCGTTTGTTATTTTAATTCAACTATTTCAGATGAAGTTGAATTAATAAAAGCTAAATTAAAATTCATTAGCAAAGATGGGCAATGCAATGCTATATTTACAATATATACCAAAGCTTATGTTAATGGAGATATAAACGAAATAGAAAAAGTATACAGCGGGCAAATGCTAATTTCCCTATCACAATCGGTGTGCTATTGCATTTTAAAACGAATTGAAACTGGAGAGTTTTGCATGATGAATTTTCGACATAGATTTTTTTCAGATTCAGATTTATATTGCAGATTAGCCGTAGCGCTTACAACTTCAGCCGGTGATGACAGGCGCCCAACGATTCATAGAATTGCAATTTGTCAAAACGAGTATGACAATGATGAGAAAAAAATGAGTATCATTAAATCCCAATTATTATTAAATGAGTCTGATATTTATATATCTGAATCGAGACTCGAAGAGATAACGGATATGCTAAATGAAAAAATTTTAAACGCCATAAATGATTGTAAAAAAAATTCTTACTATAAAATTAATGAAAACATCATACATGACGCTGAGGCTTTAACCGAAGAAGAAAAATATGAAGCAATACAGATATTAAGAAATAATTCAGCGGCCACGAAATATAATAAAATTGGAGCGAAGGCAGACACTGCTTTTTTCAAGATGTTATCGCATGATGTTAAAAAATAACAAATAATATGCTACCTATTAAAATCGCCTTATTCTTAATTAACACAATATATTATAATAAAATAACAAAATAATTGCACAAGTTTAACTAAATTAGTCCAGTACTTAAGATTTACGTACTGGACTTTTAATTTATAGAAACTATGTATAATGTTGCGTTTGAAAAAATTCGGCGGCTCCGCGTGGACGAACCACTTCGACCGCGCGGCGGAGTGTGTGAAACAACACAAATTACCAATCACATCAGCGCAAATCCCACTCCATCACTCAACCGACTACAACAATAGTTCAACACTTACGACACTCTACAACCGACGTCGGTTGTGAAAAATTGCTATACGCCATATACTCAAAACGCACTTTACGACACTACAACCCATTTTACCTATATAAATATATATTAAAGGATATATACAATATATACCCCTTATACGCGTATATAATGTATAGTGATTTCTCGGTTGTAGTGTCGTAAAAGCTCGCGAAGTGTTGGTACGTAAGGCTTTTTTCCACAACCGAGCTTTTTTCACAGTGTTGAACTACAGTTGTAATTAACTCAAAATAGCTATATACAGCAACACTTTTTTCTACAACCGACGTCGGTCGTAAAGTTTGGGGCGTAACTTTACTAAAGATAGTAAACCGGCGGTAACGCATAAAACATTTTACTAAAGACAGTAAAAGTCTGAGTGTTTTGTCGGCATACGGATTTTACTAAACACGATATAATTATATACATGAGAACGAAACAAAATAAAGGAGACACACAAAATGATTATTAAATTGAAACTTCAAAACGAGGCATTCGGAACACCGAGAATATTTACAGGCTGCGTCGACAGTATTGAAGACGCTCAGGAAAAAGTAACAGCTTTCATCACATCCACTGGTTTGGGTTCATCGAATTTCATCGGAGCTTTGCTGTTTGATGATTCTGATACCTATGTCGGTTATGTTTCATACAACGGACGTTTTTGGAACGCTGAACACATATACGCTAAAGAAGTTTTACTCGTAGATTAAGGAGATATTAATTATGAATATGTATAAACACCTGAACACTGGTGCGACCGCTGAGCTTATCGAAAACACTGGGCTTATCGTAAAAATGAGAGTTACTGAGACCGATGAAATCAAAGAAATGAGAGTCGCAACTTTCAAACGCTGGTGGAAACCTGTAACGGAACGCTCCTCGGACTCCCAGAATGAGCCACATCACACGGGACTTGAAAATACTGGTAAACCTACTCCTATAGAAAACGACTCCCCAGAACTGGCCACGTCTGTCCAGAATGAGAAACCTCTCGCGTTATCGGATATCGTGAAGAAACTCGAAGACCTTTTCGATACGCTGAATGAGATTTACTTCGACGGTAAATTGTGCAGACCTATTATAACCGTACAGTCTACGCCGAAATATTACGGTCATTGTTCAACCAAAAAGGTATGGAAATCGGGTACAGAGGGTGAAAGCGAAGCGTATTATGAAATCAATATAGGCGCTGAACATTTGAACCGACCGAGTGAAAACACAGCCGCTACAATGCTTCATGAGATGATTCACTTGTTCTGCCGTGAAAATGACCTTGACGAGACTTGCCAGAACGGTCGCTACCACAATAAGTTATTTAAACAGGAAGCTGAGAAACGTGATCTTAAAATCGACTACAATCAGACTATCGGCTATTCGATTACCGCTCCTACAGAATCGTTCATCGAAAAACTCCGCGCAGCAGGCTATGTTTTAGAAGTTCCGTTCGCCAGACATACTATTGAAAAATCAGCTCCTAAATCACGCAGAACTAAAGCGAGCAAATACGTTTGTCCGATATGCGGTCAGACGGTACGCAGCACGGGCGATTTAAATCTCATCTGCGGCGTATGTGATATGGCGATGGAACGTAATGGGTAAAAATCCGTACAGAGAGAAACTTTTCAAGACGATTGACAAACTCAGATATTACTATTCGGTTTGGGACGTGTTCACTGATTTTGTGGAAATGGGAGCGCTGTCGATAGCGAACAGCGTTTCTCCTAAAACATCGGAATGGGAAAAACGTGAAAATCAGTACCTTACGACAATCGGGAAATACCCATCTGAACACCAAAAGGTGTTTCCCGAAATGTTCGTCGATTTAGTCGAGGCGTTACAGTATGAGTTAACTTGGTCGAACGCTCCCCGCGATGTATTGGGACCGCTGTTTCACGATTTGGAATTACATAATAAGTATAAGGGTCAATTCTTCACACCTCAGCATGTTTGCGATATGATGAGTTTGATTTCATTCGATAGAAATCAGGTGAATGAAAAAGGTTACATTAGCTTGTATGAACCGTGCTGCGGTTCGGGAGCTATGATTCTCGGATTCGCAAAAGCTATGACCGAAAATGAACTAAATTACTGCCATCAATTAGTCGTTACGGCGACAGATATCGATTTGAAATGCGTCTATATGTGTTACCTGCAGTTGTCACTGTACGGTATTCCCGCAGTGGTGATTCACGGCAATACATTAACATTGGAAGAGTGGTCGCGTTGGTACACACCTGTGTATATTATGAACGGTTGGAAATGGAAACGGGGTGATTAATATTGGGATTAGCTAAATTACGCAAAGACGCAGGCTTGACGTTACATCAGCTGGCGAAAAAATCGGGCGTCAACTACATGAAGATTCATCAAATTGAGAAGGGTAAAATAAAAGCTGAACACATCATGCTCCGAACTGCTGAAAAACTCGCAACTGCGTTGGAGTGCGAAACTAAGGACCTTCTCACGCCTGATTAAAAAGCGAAACGCGTCCAGACAAGCCTATATCGAGCCGTGTCGCGCGATGTCGTTTGGGAGTATAAATTATAGGGCATGGCGCTAATCGTACGGTGTGGGAGATTCTGGAAGTCCAGAGGATAAATAAGGAGTAAAGTTATATGAAAGTCTGTCAATTGTGCGGAAAAGAGATTGAATTCAGCTCACGGGCGAAAAAATATTGCTCCGACGAGTGTCGCGCACGTGTCAAATATGAGAAAGACCGAGCTTGGCTTGTCGCGAATCCGGGTAAATCGGCTGAGTACGGTCGGAAATGGCGCAGTGAAAACGTCGAAACTGTACGGCAAATCGGGCGCGACGCATACAGACGGAAATGTATGAAAAAGATTAAGGAGGATAAAAAATAATGTGTAAATATTGTAAAGATACAGACGATATACTATCAGTGCGCGGTGATTTGTCAAATATCGGTGTTGATGATATGCCTCTCGGCGGACGATTGCGTTTTGACACAGAACTTGATCAGCTTGATTTAATTGTCGAAGTAGACGAATACCCGGAAATTGAATCGTCAGTAAAAATCAATTATTGCCCGATGTGCGGGCGTAAATTGAACGAGGTGATAAAATGAAACTTGTTAACTTATTCCGTGAAAATCACAAAACAGTCATACCTGTTATCGGAATACTCATCGGCGCAATAATACTTATTGTATCGGTTGGGGCGATTGTCAGTAATGAGCAAAACCGAATATTCGAGGGTACGGTAATCGAAAAAGATTACAGCTCCGGTTATACCAGATATGAAGGAACCGAAGGTAATACAAAACTTGTTTCCGTACCGGATCAATATTATCTGTGTCTGCGCGGTATGAAAAACGGTGAAACAGTTCAATATTGGTGCGAAGTCACCGAATACGAATATACCTCTGTCAAAGTCGGCGATTATTTTAAAAGATGAGGTGATTAATAATGAGTCACGCGAAATGCCCGCATTGCGGAAGTACCACAGGGTTTTATATGGTAGATATCCCCATTCGTACAAATGCGGAAGTAAGATTTAATTTTGATAGTATAATACCCAATGTATTACATTTTCATGAATTTGATATTGTAGCTAACGACGTGAGAAACTTTTTGAAAAATCAGTCTTTATATTGTCAGTTTTGTCATGAATACATCGGTAAATATAGTGAAGTATTAGGTGAACCGGAGGAAATTGAAAATGAATAAAATCGTATATAAATCATTGACCGAAGCGGTGAAAGCGGCGCGAAATACCACTGGCGATAACGTAGTCTGGGAATGCAATACCGGACGTAAATACACTTTTGATGAAATGTTGAATCTGAGAAAATTCAGCCGTACAAAATACACCTGCGAAGTAGACGAACACGGTAATATATTTATGTTCCTGAACAGTAAACCGCCGTTTGTTAATACGTTTATGGTGAAAAAGAATGGTGAATAGTATGTGTAAATCTTGTATGAAATATAATAAAACGATGGAGATGTGGGGGAATAATGTTCATATTCGATGAAAATAAAGAAACGCTAGTAAATAGAGATTATATCGACTTAATTCAAGTTGATACTATAAAAAATAACGATATAATAAAATACGCCGTAAAGGCGTATTTCACCAGAGACGGCTGGGTAATTTTGAGCACGCATGATAATATTGATGCCGCTCATGCGTATATTCGTGAACTGGGTCAAGCGTGGGATGTCGATTAGACAAAACAAGGAGATGAATATATGCCGAAATACCTGAAAACTCCTCCGAATAAACCTTTTGACGGGGTAACCGCTACTCGGTATGACAACGAGTATTCCAAAAACAAAGTAACCTTTACGATTCTCGGAGATACGGATTTATGGATTTGCTTTTGCAGCGCACGCGCGCCGAAAAGAACAGCGGTAGATTTCTTTATCGATTCATTCAAACGCTACGCCGCGTTTGAGGTTATTCAGAATATCAACGAATTCATCGCGATGAGCAAAGTAAAAGCCTCCGGAGAATGGGGCAGACACTTTGAGGACGGTGTTCTTGAGATATGGCACAGCTTAGGTTTACCGTTTTACGCTTACAGAAAACTATAAAATTTCGGCAGTATCGTATTCATGCGGTACTGCCGATTATTTTTACTAAAGACGCTAAAAGTCTGAGCGCTTTGTCGGCATACAAATGCCGCAAAACACGATATAATATATACATAATAAATTAAGCGAGGTAATAAAAATGACTTACACAACTAATAACAATACAAACTGGACAAAAGGAAATATTGACGGCTACGATTTCACTATAAAACACTTTGAAGACGGTTCAGAATATGGTATCGGTGAAGGTCGAATCTCGAAACTGGAAATGCGCAAAAACGGAATCGTTGTTGTAAATTATGACAGAGGCTGGGATATCGAACCTGATATATCAGTAAAAAGCGCTTACGAAAAAATTATTGCGAAATTTAATTGATAAGAAAATAAACGCCGTCAAGCAGATTTGGGATTTGCTTGACGGCATCTTTTTATTAATTTTTTCGGCAGTCTTGTGCTTATGCGATACAGATAAAAACGAATATGAAAAACTGAGTGTTATGTCAGTGTACAAATTTTACTGAATATTATATAATAATTTTATTATATATTTGGCAAATAGGTGATTTTATTTGTGTTATTTATAAAATACGATTAGAAAGGCATGATTTAATTGAGCGATAAAGGCGCCAGAGGGCTTCCTTATTGGGTGGATTCTGAGGAGAAATATAGGGCTTATATTATATCCGAGCTTGAAAAAATCGCTGAACTAAAAGATGAAGTTTCCGAAAGTCTTTCAACTCTCAATGAAAAAATTGATGAATTGAAATCTTTATTATCTATGAATCCAAAAGGCTTAAAATAATTGAATTTTCGCATATTGATTTCAATTGCTTAAAAAAATCTTCATATGTCTGAACTCTACTCATATCAATTAATCTAAACATACACATAATAGCAAGTTCTGAAAAATCATCTATAATATTATTATAAATAAATAATGATATCGGGTAAATATACGTTATTAACCAATCTGAGTATGCGAGCTCTTTGCTATATGGATTTATTAGATTATCATAATTTTTATTTACCCACTCTTTTATAGAGGACGTGGATGCTATTTTACTAATCACATTATTTGTCAAGTATCTTTCAAAAACATCTTGCTTAAATGGCTGATTTGCTGCTAATTTTAATATTACAAAAGAAGATAAACTTGCGAAAACTTCTCCTATCCATCTGATTTTCACATCACGGGGTATACTGTTCATTAATACATGAGCAATTTCATGTGATAATTGATATACTACTTGCCCTATGTATTTGCAGTCTTCTATCGATAAAAAAATTATATTTGATATAACGGGATTTGTTTTTATAGTAATCGGAGATTTACTTTCTAAGTAGTAACTATTCATTATTAATACATTTCCGTAATACTCCTGTTCAAATGGTAATATTGTATTAAAAGAATCAGCGACGATATCTAATGTTTTACATAGAAAATCTATATTGCAGCTACTAAATGTAGTATAGTCTACAAACCATTGCGAGTATCTTTCATTCGGAAGCATAATTTTTCCACCTTAATAATTTTATATTATGATTATACAATAATATTAACGCTTAGTCAAGTCGTGAAATATAATAAATATAGCGAGCAGACTTTAATTAGTCTGCTCGCTATATTTATTAGTAGCGCATTGTATAAAAGGCAGTCACTATTTAGCTATGTGCTTGATTAGTGATTAAATCTTTCAATTTAATAAAATCGAAATTAGGATATAATTTAACAGATATTTTTATGTTTTTGTATTGAAAAAAGCGCTCTTTATTGTTATAATAACGAGTAATATAATATTGGAGTTGTATAAA